AGTGGTATCAACGCAGAGTACTGTGGCAGCCGAACACATATCTATAAGTTTATGCTGCATTTCTACTGCTACAATATTTGCTTCATTTTCATTTTTTAATGCTATCAATTTTTGAATTTTAGCTTGAATCTTAGGAAGTAAAGCGTTGCATTCCAGGCATCGGGCAGACTCATTAAGCGACTTAATCTCAATTTCAAAATACGGAGGTACTATTTTGTCTGCTTTTGCTTTGAGCTGGCCCCTAAGCTTATATAGTTTATCAGACCTGTTTGTCTCCCAGGCCTCGTATTTTGTCTGACAGGCTCCGATTTTAGACAGCTTGATAGTATCAAAATTCTCGGCCATAGTTTTTAGCTCTATCAAGCGGTCTTCGTGCTTTTTGACCCACCCTTCGCTATATTTTATAGCAGACATCTCCGACTTGCCTAACTCCTCAAGCTTACCGGCCAGACGGGCCAGCTCTGAAGTTCGCTTGGTCAATAGAGCCTTAGTGTCTTTACGCTGAGATGCCGCACCTTCGGATAGGCGTAGGGCTAAATCCATTGACGCAATACCCTCAAATAGCGCCCTTCGTTCCTTAGCTTTAGAAGTAAAAAAACCAGCCGTAGGACTAAACTCGTGGAAATAAGAGCCGGTAATGAATGCTTCTCTAGGAACGCGCAAACGCTCCTCTAATCGCTTTTGGGTGTCGGGGATATCCTTGCCCCTAAGCTTGACAGAAGAGTTCCCCTCAGTCCAGTATAGGTCATTCTGAGCAGGTTTACCCCTAACGCGAGTAACTTTAATTGCACCGTCGGATAAAATAACGTCTAGTACCCCGACGGTAGTATCCCCGCCGCACATCCAGGAGCGTACTTCGTCAGCCGTTCCATTTTTGCTAGTTACACCGTACAAAATCCAAGACGGCATATCCGGTATAGTGCTTTTACCGGAGCCTGTTTTACCATAGGCGAGTGCTAAGCCCAAGTCGCTGAAGTCAAACTCAAGATGCCGGTAGCTTCCAAAATTATGCACTGAGCACTTGCCTAGAATCATACAATATCTCTCCAAAGTTTCTTAAGACTAGCCTTCTGCTCTGCACTCTCAGGAGCTGCGTCAATCAAAGCGTCTAGGATTGTGTCCTCAGATTGCTTGCTTGGTCCCATGAATACTTTAACACCCCCTTCCGGCAGCTTGTCAAGTTTGAAGTTGGGATGACCTATAAGCTGCTCACCGAGCGCCCGTTTATCCAGCTTACTGAGACTAGATGCTGCCCCAGTAATTTTAACCCAAACGAGGTCACCGGGTTGATAATTAGGTACCTTGTCTTCCGGTCCCAGCTCAGATATATGACGTTCAAAAATGATATGTTTACGTAAATTGGTGGGTGCGGACGATAAACTACCGTCTTCATGCAAAATTCTAAATCCTTTGGGTCCATCGTTTGCCTCCGAAAATGAGATTGTGTAAGGTGTGCCTATATAAGAAAATAGTCCTACTGCGCCTTTACGGGGGCGACCGCACTTGATATCCTGCGCTCGGTGATAGTGCCCAGACACCGTCCGAAAGTCTCTAAATAAGTCCGTTGACGCCGCTGATTTGTCTGTAACGTACTCACCCATGTCAGCCCCAATAACACCCTGGTGACAAATCACCGTACTGCTTGCGGGTATTTTACTTAGGGTGCCTTTAAGTGGCTCTTCTGGAGAATTGTAGGGTATAAAAAATAAACCACCTTCCTCCGAAAAAGTATCGTAAATCTTAACGTGGCCGTTTAAAAACTCCAATGAGTGGGAAGGAGATTTTTCGTTTATTCTGTCGTGGTTACCTATGAGTACCCTAGCTTTTAGTGTGGACTTGCTAAAAGTATTTATCATGGCGTTTACACATTCTGCCCTAAGCATGGCCTTGGTGTCATGTAAATCACCAGCTACTATAAGGGGAACGTCTAGCTCCTCTGCTTTGGATATGGCCTGTCTCATTGCTGCGTCGGCTAGCTCTAGGGTATTTATGTTGTAGTGTACGTCGCTGATGAGTACGGCACGTGGTTTACTCTGCTCCGACACAACTGATCCCTTCTGAAGTTATTCGCAAAGTGAACTCCTTCTTATTCATAGCAGACTTAGCTAAATGATTTTTAAATAATTTCCAGGACACATCGGCTCCAGCTCTAACTTTTTCGCCAGATACAGTTTTTTCATACCATCCTTTGCGGGTAGTTTGAAAAGTCAACGAGCTAAAGAAGTTAACAGCTTTACCTCCAGCGTTGGTTTTACCCGGCGAACCTATGTTATCGTAGGTGTAATTTATAATCAACACAGCCGCCTGACATTCCCCCATCTTAGCTACTAATTTATTGAGCGCGAGGCGGTTAATCTGGCCTTTACCTCCTGGTTTAGAATTTTGTTGCGTAAGGTCAATATCAGTGTCCCTCTGACTAACAACGTTACCAATCGAATCAAATACAACGAGAAGTTTTGAAGTCGGGTATTTCGCGGAGAAGGCGGTCCATACCGCAAACAGTAACTCAAAAGCCTCTTCAGCAATACTAGACTGTACCAAAAGAATGGAGCTAGTATCCACGCCCCACACCAGCAAATCGGCCTCAGTAGTTTTTCCTTCAGTTTCCACATAAATAACACCCATTCCTTGAGACTGCGCGGCTTTCATTGCTTCAATAGCTGCGGAGGTTTTACCGGAGTCGGAATCACCGGCTATCATCACAATTTTACCAAACGGTAGTCCTGGTACCCCGGTGCAAGCCTTCCACCACGCAGGCATAGTGATGTAGTCAGCATCCGTAAGCTTTGAGAGGTTAGAACCTACTCCAATGCGTTTAGCTAGTTTAGGGCTATCCTTAAACTGTTTGCGAATGTCGTTGGCTAAGCCGTTCATGTCAAATTTCATAGCCCTTCTCCTTTACTCATTGTGCGATAAAATATGTGGGCATTGTTAAAAATTTCGTAATATGCCTTAAGATACGATACATCATTTTCAACATACTCGAAGTCCTCACGAACGCGCTGGTACGTGCTATTAGCCTCCACGGTGACCTTATTCTCCGTCACAGTCTTACCGGTGCATTTAGACAACTCCTCGGCATACACCGCCGCTTGCTGGGAAACTAGGCGTATCTTTTCCTCACTCAATATATGCCTCCATTCGGATATTTGGGCCTGAGCCTCCAAGAATTTACCGGCGCGGCGCTCAGCTTCGGTGTAACTGACTGAGCCGTTGACTGGGAGAAGCTTTGAGTACTCTTCTAAGGTTTTTTTAATTTCAGGAGTCATTTGCCTTTCTCCTCAAGCAAGTGCAGTGCGTATTGAATAACTGCATTCTGACGTTTACGGACACCGGTCAGACCTTCTCGCAACGCTTTAAGTCCCTCTTTTAACTCTTCGTACTTAGGATTAGCCTCCAGATCATCAAGTGCCTCCTTCATTGACTGCTCGCACGAAGTGATTTGACTCTTGAGCTGGTCCGGTGACTGACTCTCAAGCTCATTGATGCATACTTGATCTAAGATTTTAAGCAGTTTTTCTAACTTCTTATCTGATAGTGCCATGTACTTTACTCCTTTGTTTAGAACTGTAGACCAAGACTAACACCGCCTGCCTTTGAGGTCAAGCCCCAAACTCCGAAGGCAATAGGCCCTAAAATTGATTTTGTGGCGGACAAACCGTACACCGGGGTAAATCCATTATTGAGTCCGGCCATAAATGAGACTGTTACTTTAGATCCGCCAGTAACAATCGTAGTCGTTTGCGTTTGAGTTGTTTTTGACTGCTCGGTGCTTTGGTCCACTTTACCATAGGTGTTATCATCGGTGATAACCGTTACCTTTGTGTCGGTACCATCTTTTTTCTTTACCTCAGTCACAACCTCTTTTTTATGATTAACGTCCTGAGTTACCGCGTTGTCTGCCTTGGTGTCAGTCTGCACTGTTTTACTTGTGGCTGTTACGGTCTTAGGCGCGGTGTACCGACCTGAGATGAACGCGATCACTACGGCTGCACCTACGATAAAATACTTAGTTTTTTGTTGCATCTGAATTTCCTTTGTTCATAAAAGCGTGCGAGCCCCAAAGGGGAGCTAACATGGCGGTGTACACCATCGCGTCCGTGTGTCCGAGGTTTACAGGATGCCCGAATACAGTAAAGCTAACATTTTCCACCAGCATCTTAATTACACAAGCCAACGTAGCTAAAACTGCTACTTTTTCTAAATTTGTACTCATCAGTGACTCCTTCCGGTCGTTCGGTCCATTTGTCTCAGTTCTTTTTCCACTAGCTCGGTACCCACGTTCATAACCCCTCGAGCGTAAGCACAAGAAATAACACTATTCATGTGGGTCATAAAACCTGCGAGCGCCCGGTGCTCAAAACTACCCCTGCTATACGATTGACGTGTATTATACGCCTCGAGGATGGCTTCAGAGTTTAACGCCCCGATAACGTCGCCTACTGTAGGCTTACCTTGCAGCTCGTAGCCTCCTGCTGGTCCGCGTACGCTTTTAATTACACCAGATGCGCGGAGTTGCAGGGCGACTTGGGTAAGAAATGGAACTGAAAGTCTTAGGTTTAGCGCGGTGTTCTTGATAGTGGCGCGTCCTGCTCTGCAAATGTACAGGACTAAAAGAAGTCCGTACTGCGTTTTTTTATTTAACTTCATATCATCCTTTTATTAGCTGGAGGCGGTACCGGTGTTACCCGGCAATAGTACTCAATGTCCTTATTCGCAAATAGCATCATGGCTGCGGAAAAACCCGTTGACACTGCCTCTTGAATTTTGACCTTCATATCCGCAAAATTATCTTTCGCTAGTTTAAACTGTTGGTCCTTACTACCTTTTACTTCCTCGGTGAGCGACATATACACCGCCATTCCGATAAATTTAGATAAAAACTGAGCTAAAACGTAGCGTGAGGCTTTAGTGCCTTTGCGCGTAGTTTGAGCGTCTAGCAGCTTATAAGTCTCTGCGGTAATCATAGTTGTAAACTCATCTGCCCACTTCTCAAATGTAATAATTTCCTTTGGCATTTACCCTCCTAGTTAACCTATATTATACCAGTAAAATCAGATACGCAATAAGAAAAAGGCCCTAAACATTCCTGCTTAGGGCCTTTGTGGAGGGGTGTAACGCATAGAGGTGTTAAGCTTGAGGAGAAGCTAAGATCACCTATAAGCAGTATTACACCATGTATTTTAAAATGCAAGGGTTATTTTGCGGCGACTGCTGGATTCGATACCAGCAAATGTGACTTATTCCGGTTCATTTAGCCACTACCCAGAGGCGCGCACGTCACTCTGGGGTTAATGCGTCCTTATGGGTACCCGCATCGAGTCCCCGCAAATCTATTCTATATCTATTCACAATCTATGCGGTGTATTTCATACACCAAGTTGAGTGCCGGTTAGATCCTGACTTCTCGCTGCCACATTCGTAAACTGTAGCAACTGGCGTTAAGTCTTCGTCTCCATTAGGCAGCCGTGCTGATAATCCGGTCATTTTTGGAGCTGAAGTCGCGTTGCGGCTTAAACTTTGAGTCCACGTATAAGGGTGCGTAGATCCTGACTGTGGAACTGGGGCACCGGAGATAATAGGCGCTGCCGCAAGGGGATGAGGAGTTATGCTAGTGGACGGCGGCGTCGGCGGCGGTGGTAGTGGGTCAGGAACTATGTTAAAAAGTTCGCTTGTAAAAAATCCATGGGAATCAGTGTACCGGATTTCTAATATTGAAGTAGTGCGGACTACCGTAAAGCCCATAACGGCGCAAATGCGGAATATTCGGTCAGATTCTTGCTTTGTCATAAAAGTTCTCCTTAGGTGGTATCCTAGCAGATACCGCTTGCAAGTCAAGGGTAATTGTGGTGTAGTTGTTGGCGACGGTCGATGCTCCGCCTAACAGACCTTGTAAACTAGGCAAAAGAGAGACCCTAAGAAGGCTCCAAAACTGGTTCATGCAACCGTGTGTAAGTCCCTATGTTTTATGGTAGTGAGGGGATGGTAGGCGGCGATAGTGTGGATTAGTGGGTATATCTAGTTACCGAGACATATTGTGCGGTAACCTGGGTAGTAAAGGTTTTGGGATGAGCTGGCGGCGCTTCCCTTAGAGAGTTATATGATACCTACGTAACTCTGAAGCTTGAGCTACACTGAAGGCGAGTTCCCTTACCCGTGGCTGAGCCTATGGGTAGGTAGGGGATAGCCGCCGCATTGCTTAAATCTTTAAAAGTGACGCTTTATGCTCTAAAACTGACACTTTACGTCCTATGCCTAAAACATAACGCCGGGGTCATAAAATACACGTCTCGTAACTCCTAAGTAAAACGTTGGCATCATACTTGAAGTATAGTCTGTAAGGAGATAACGAACATGACAATTAATGAGCTTATCAAAGAGATTAACAAACTAAAGCTAGAAGCTGCTACGACTGCACCAGGAGCTATAAGAGCCGGTGAAATCACCGTAGCTCTGCTATGCCTCTACCATGAATACATGCGCATGACTGGCGTACAAGACCTGCAAATTAGAAAGGCGGCTTAATATGATTAACTTAGAAGTGATTAAGAAGTTTAACCCATGCGAAGACCGTTTGGACAACTACGTTAGCTTTTACGGGGATAAGTCCTTTACTCCTCGACAATTCATGGGGCTAAAGAACATAACCCATGCCGATAAACTTTGGGCTGCTCTTAGGTTGTTGCCAAAGGATAAGGTCCGAGCAATCGCAGCAGATATTGCCGAGTCGGTCCTGCATATTTACGAAGAGAAATACCCTAACGACGCACGCCCGAGGGAGGTAATCGCTGCGGCTAGGGCCTACGCGAGGGGAGAGATAACGGAAGAGCAGATAAATGAGAGGCGTAAATCCGCCTACACCGCCGCTTACGACGCCGCCTATGACTTCGCCGCCGCCGCTTACTCCGCCGCCTACGCCGCCGCCTATGCCGCCGACGCCGCCGACGCCGCCTATGCCGCCTATGCCGCCGGCACCTACTACGCCGCCGACGCCGCCTATGCCGCCGCTTACTCCGCCGCCGCTTACTCCGCCGACGCCACCGCCGCCACCTACGCCGCCACCTACGCCGCCGGTAAACAAAAACAAGAGAAGTTGATTAGAACAATTATTTTAAAGTATTGGAAGGAGTAGTTATGAACAAAGATAAATGTTGCAATTGCGAGCAAAGCTTATTAAACTGTATCTGTAAACGAATTGATGTATTCTTTTCGGGTATTAGGCACCTGTTAAAGAAATAAGGAGGATTTATGAAAACTTTATTACTTATTATTTGTGCCTTGCTTGTGGGGTGTAACTCTCATTTCACTGCTCCAGACCAAACTACACCTGCTAGTGACCCGACGAGCGGTGGAGGCTGTCCATTACCCACACCAGCCCCTACCGTTACTCAAACGGCTTCACCTGGACCGACTGTGATTGTTACAACAAGCCCTAAACCAGCACCAACGGTTACAGTTACTACGACCCCTACGGTCGGACCTACCCCTATTCCAACAGTAACGGTGCTGCCCTCACCTGTACCCTGCGCATCGGGCACCGTAGTTGATGCTATCACGAATGGGGACTTCAACGCAGTGAGCCCAGATAGTACCGGAGTTAACTTTGGGACTGACCTAGCAAAGCTTGTCGCTGGGACTAGCAATCCTTGGGATGTTTTTACGACTGTACCAGGTTGGTACTCGGAGGGAGCAGCTCAACTCGAGGTATGGAGTCCCACATTTAACGGAGGCGACACCGCCGTGCTCCTCGACGGCAGTATCACTGTAGAAGTCAAGGCCAATGGCCCCGGCTCGGTATACCAGAACTTCTGCTCTTCGGGCGTAGGTAACATTCTCACTTTTCAGCTTGCAAGTCGCACAGGATTAGTGAATAATAGTGTCTTGAACGTATTAGTAGACGGTAAACAAATTGGAGTCCAAGTAAATGCTACGAATACTGGTTTTGAGCCTATTAGTTACTACATACCTAGCAGCAATGCTACTGCAGGTATGCATGTTCTCCAATTACAGGCGCCCGCTATTACTGCTGACCCTAATAATACTGTCGGTGTGGATATTAGGCATGTACGCCTTTATCCGGGACCATTAGGAGTCATTCAGTGACAATACCTGCGGAACGTTACAGAGCTATCAAACAAGCTAGAGAATTCTTGAGGAGTCTGCTTGACCCTAAGCAGACTCCCAAAGTTCCAAAGTCTATAAGAGTTAAAGCGTACTACGCCTTAAAGCATTTCCCTGCTGACTACGAAATGGAAGAAGTTGCAGACGTTTTACCTGAATTGTTTAAAATGGAGGATTATTGAGATGAATGGACACTGCGCGGGATGTTTAGCACTGGCAAAGGAGCGGGATGAGCTGAAAGCGGATAATGCGAGGATGAGATCTGCGCTTGAGGAGATCTCTGACTCAAACAGGGAACCTCCAGACTGCCATTACGGATGTAATTGCTATGAAGTTAAAATAGCCAAAAAAGCCCTAAAGATATTTCATCCATAACAGAAAGTAAAAAAAAAAATTTATGAATAGTGCGCGACAAAAAAAGAAATGGACGATCGGGGATCGATTTAAGAAGGGAGGGTTAGTTTACGTAGTAACTCGGATTGATCCTGATGGATTGATTTATGGAGAAAATAAAATAGGAAACCCAACTTGTTTCTATCCCGTAACCCGCGTTAAAACCCCACTCAAGATTCCGAAAGAGGTGTGGGTTAATCTATATGACACTGGTTTTTCAACTGGCAGCGCCAGAGCTTATACAGCAAAGGAAGATGCCGATAGAGGGTGCTTGCCTGACAGACTAGCTTGCCGCAAATATGTACTGGCGAAGGATGAGTCATGAATTTAACACTTAAACGCAACGCATTCAAGTCGGCCGGTATTTTTGGGACTCTTACCGATGAGTCTGGCACTCAAGTAGCTGTGACTCTAGAGCACGCATACGAGCAGACAGACGGCACCTACGCTCCTAAGCTTCCACGCGGCGTATATACCTGCCAGCGCGGAGAGCACCAGCTACTAGGCATGAGTGTTCCATTCACTACGTTTGAAATCACTAATGTACCTGGGCACACCAACATACTCCTACATAAAGGCAACTTTAATAGGGATAGTGAGGGGTGCGTACTGGTGGGGACTGAGGCTAACGACACCATGATTTTGAATAGCGGTGTAGCTTTTGACAAGCTAATGGCGTTACAAGCCGGTATATATAACTTTCAGCTTACTGTTGAGGATTAATACCCACTCATAAACTTCTGGATATCACTCAGAAGGATAAAATAACCGAATGACCCGTCTGCGGCGCTAACAACGCCGCATAACGCTCCAGAATCGTCTACAACCATACCGCCGGAGCTACCCGGTACTACCATAGCGGTCGAAGTCATTTCTTTAACTGAGAGCAAACACGCGCCTAATGAGTCGGACAATTGAATTGCTCGGTATTTAGACCCCCCACTAATGCACTTATCGTAGGATTCTTGGTCGTGTATCATACCGGCTAGGATATCGACTTGGCTATCTTGAATATACTCGCCCCCAGTCTTATAGGTATCGAGCCCCTTGCCGTGGGTGAACGTCCTAAAATGCTCACCAATCGTAACGCTCGATGCGATAGGTAGCCCCTTAACTCCGGGCAGACCCTCCAAAAGCAAAAGGTCAGAGTTGGGATCTTCAGCTATGATTTTACGCTTTAAAATATCTCCTTTTTCACTCTGCGCGGTAATAGACCCCGTACCATCGTCTAACACGCGGCAATGCCCGGCGGTTAGGATATAGTCTACGCCGGAGGGAGCGCGCACCTGCTCGCCGCTACAGGAGCCGCGCGCTGACGATAGCTTCACCGCTTTACCCCTAATGCTTTTTTCAGAAGGCCCCGCGCACGAAGCCAAACACAACAACACCAACAACGCAATAAATTTCATTATTTACCTAAATATTTGAGTGCTGCGATTATGCCTTCAAGCCCCGCACCCGCTGCGGCTAAAAGACCAATGAATTTTAGGACACCGGAAACCATGTTTACGTGCACTTTGATCGGCTCTAGTTGAGCTTCTAGGAGGTCAGAGCGCCTTATGTGTTCTTTAAGAGATACGTGCTGAGCTGCAAGCGTGGTGTCTATTGACCCTAGATGGTCAACAACCCTATCTAATTTTTCTTCGATGCGTATTACTCGGTCGTCTGTGTCTGCCATATACCCGCCTGTTATTGATAGTATTCTTCTACGACTATGTAACCCGATCCACCACTACCACCAGCATAACCACTTGTTCCCGTCCCACCGGTACCACCGCTACCTACTGCGTATGAATAAGTAGCGCTTGGAGATGAAATAGTAGAACTGATGTATCCCCCCGATCCTCCGCCGCCGCCAGCGTTGGCAGAAAGACCTACCGCGCCTGTAGCCCCTCCGCCTCCGCCACCCCCAGTATTAGCAGCGCCGGAAGTTCCTGCCCCTGCCGCCGCTCCACCGCTACCCGCACCTCCTAGAGCTGATGAGCCGCCTTCTCCCCCCGCCATGTAAGACGTATTGTACCCACCGCCTCCGCCACTTCCTCCGACTACTGATATTTCATTACCCCCCGTCACAGTGCCGCCGGGACCGCCAGCACCACTACCCGGTCCTCCGCCTCCGCCCCCACCACCAGCCGTTAAGGTCCCAAAAGTGGTGTTACCCCCAACAGAAGCGGCAGATATTGCACTTGTTCCCGATGCCCCGCCACCACCGCCGCCGCCAACCATTCGCACTCGAATATAAAGCGGCGCTCTCGGAGAAGTCGGAGTCGTGTATGTTCCGCTACCGAATGTGAATGTACGAACTGTGGGGGCCACGAAAGTCGAAGTAGACGCTTGCCAAGTAGGAGCGCCCGATCCGTTCGAGGTAAGCACTTGACCTGAAGTCCCCGCCGCTACTTGAGCAAGCGCGCCGGTAGAAGTCGTACCGCCGATAACGACTTGATTCGCGGTGAATGAAGCATCACCGGTACCACCATTAGCGACCGGCAAAATACCAGTGACTTGAGAAGTAAGATTAACTGTACCATTTGACGCAGTAGTAACTAGCCCCTTACCGTTGACGGTAATAGATGCAAGAGTATAAGTACCTGGAGAACCATTTACGGTTGCAAGAGTCAAAGCTGCACTAGATGAGCCTGACGCGGGTCCCGCAGTAGCATCCCCGGTGAGTTGGTTAATAGCATTAACTGTAACGGCGCCTTGAGCACCATTCACAGAGCTAACACCGGCGGCAGGAGTGACAAGCTGCCATTTACCCACACTTGAGGAATAAATAACTAAGTCGCCGATTTGAAAGTTAACCATTGAGGGGTCAGTGTTACCTGACACCGCCGTAGCTCGGGCCGCCGTTACGTAGTAGACATTGCCGTTTGTACCGGTGCCGTCAGACAAAGCAGGCGTGTTAGTGTTGGGGTTCCAAGCGCCCTCGTACTCCATAACAACACTGGGAAGTTGTCCTACAGGTACTTTACCGGAGCCGTCAAGAGATGCCACACCGCTTGCTGCACCCACCGACGATAGCGGTACGTAGGTATTATTTGCGTAGCGCAGGGTCATAGCATCTTGCGCACTGGTAGGATCGGCGACGTTATGAATTTGATTATTTTCAAAATTAGCAGCGCCAAAAAATGATGTAGTTGAATTGAATTGTGTAGCGTTATTTATTAAAATGCCGCCTGGAGCGGTCATTTGAATATTGCCGGTAGCACTCAAATCAAGGTTGCTATTAGAAGTAACTAAAAATACATTTAAAGTATTCCAGTTGTTTAACGAAGAGCCTAAATTTTCTCCGAGATTTGTCGCAGGCACTAAATCTTGGTTGATAGCCGTGGGACTTACGAGATTACTGAGCGTTGTGTTGGCCCCTGATGCCGGCAGAGACAAAGATTGCCACGTAGTACCGTTAGACGTTAAAACCTGTCCAGGTGCGCCGGGACTTGTCAATCCGGTCCCACCGTTAGCCGCCGGTAGCGCGGTGCCAGAATATGATAACGTCAAGGTACCGGAAGAGGTCACAGGACTACCGGACACCGTGAATATTGAAGGAGCTGCAAGCCCTACGCTTGTTACCGTGCCTCCAGTTGAAGAGATAGTGATGGTGCTGCCGGAGGGTGTAATTGTAATTCCTGTACCGGCTACGAGCGTTAATGCACCGGTTAAACCGCTAAGGCTAGTTACTCCTCCTCCGCCGCCTAAAAATGGGTACGATGCGTAAACGCTTGCCATAAATTAACTCACTTTCGCATGAATGATAGCTTGAAGCGTAGCTGCTCCGCTCGTTGCCGTGTAAACTAAGCGCATTGCATAAGCGCCCGTAGCGTCAACGTCGATAAACGCAGAGCCGTTAGCTCCTGTAATGGGGATTGACTGCACCGGGGTGCCGAGATAGTCTAGTGTCAAAGTATTCCAAGTGCCGGGGTTCATAACAGAGCCGTCAGAATTTTGAGTGTAATCGTTAGACACCTGCACAGACGCGGTGCCAACTGGAGAACCCACCCAACTCATGCTGTATGAGATCATGGACAGCTTTTGAATCACCGTGGGGGAGGAGATAATGCTAGTTGCCATGCTAGAGTCGTTAGGCGGCTGGGCCTGAGCATTTGGGATGACTATATAGGGGTTAAATTGTGGCCTTGATGACATTTTATCCTCCAGACGCAGCTGCGTCCCTTTTTGTGGCTAAATCTATATACGCTGAATGCAGAAGCGAAAGTAATTGAGCATAGGTTGCACTACCCGTAACTGCTCCGCTGACTGCGTCGACTATGTTAAATGATACTGTTGAGTCTGATATCGTCGCTATGAGCACTCCAGTTTGAACTGCAATTTGAGTTGAGTCAGGCAAAGTAGTAATGTTTTGTTCCGAGATGTTAACCACGGGCGCAGCGCCGTTTTGTATAGTGACTATACCGGGGATGGTTATGGTTGTTACTGAGCCTGATGTAGTTGTTGGGTAGTAGCTTGCCACGTTATCTCCTAAAAGGTGCTCGTTAAAAAGTTAAATGCGTATGTTGTGCTAGCAGCTAAGGCAGTACCGGCGGTGATTAGGGTAAAAGTAGTAGGACTAGAAGAGCTGTATATCCTCGCCACTACGGCAGCGGCATTTGGATTTGCGGGAAAAAAGCTACCTATAATATAGTTTGGGGCAGTAATTGGGCACGTTAAAGTGAGCACTAAGCCAACAGCGGGGGTAGTGCCCGTGGTGAATTGTATGTACCCGCCTTCTTGTGTACCAATTAAGGCCGCAGTAGTTGGTCCGGTGCCCGCTCCGGTGCTATAAGCTACTGTAGGAGTAGTGCTTGCACCGATAATAGCTCCAGTGCGCACTGCTCCTGTGCCGGTCGTGTCTACTGCTCTGGCTGGTGCGTTGGTACCAATGCCTAATCTGTCGTTAGTGTTGTCCCAGAATAAGTTAGCATTATTCTGAGTTAACGATGTACCGTTAGAGAATATAACAGATCCCGCGGTGTAGGCCGCCGCATTATTAGTGCCACCATTTGCGATAGGCAATACTCCGGCGACACCGGTAGTTAATGGTAACCCCGTTGCGTTTGTTAAAACCGCAGAGGAAGGAGTTCCCAAAGCGGGGGTAACAAGAGTAGGACTTGTGTTTAATACAACTGAACCGGTGCCTGTGGTCGTGGCTGCGCTGATAGCAGTTCCATTACCTTGTAAAATGCCCGTAACAGTAGTGGAAAGAGTGATGGCTGGGGTAGTGGTAGCAGTGGCCACAGTACCAGCTAGTCCGTTTGCAGACACCACCGATACAGAAGTTACTGTACCTGAAGTTGCAGGACTAGCCCAAGTTGGTACGCCTCCGGCTACAGTGAGCACCTGGCCTGCCGTACCAATCCCCAATCGAGCTGCTATACCGGCTGAAGCCTCGTACTCTAAGTCTCCGGTGGTGGTCATTGGAGACAAAGCGTTATATGCTGCGGCCTTAGTAGTTTGGCCCGTACCGCCATTAGCTATTGCCACTACACCGGTAACGTTGGCCGCGTTGCCTGAGATATTACCTGTGACTTGAGCACCGGGTAACGACAATGCCGACAATGTGGTAAGAGTGCTATTACTTGTTGCAGTAATGTTGCTAGCCGTACCTGTAGTGTTTTGGTTAAGAGTAGGAATATCTGTAGCCACTATAGCTCTAAAGCTTGGGTTACCATTGCTGCCATTTGGTGCAGCTAAAAAAGTATTCGCTGTCTGCGATATTAGATTTAAGGTCAAAGTGCCGGAAGTTGTTACCGGACTACCACTAACAGTATATAGCACTCCGGGTGACGATAGTCCAACACTAGTCACAGTGCCGGAAGTTGCGGGTGCCGAGGATACCCATGCCGTACCGTTTGAGGTGAGCACGTTGCCTGATGCGCCAGATGCAGCAAGCCCCGTTCCGCCGTTGGCAACTGGCACTATGCCTGTAAGTGATATATTAGGAGTAGAGCCTCCACTCGAGGCTAAAGGACTAGAAGCGGTAACGGCAGTGACTTCGGAGCTACCTAAACTGTTAATCTGCCCTTGAAGTTGACCAAAAGCCGTTAATATGGTATTGGTGGCACTAATTGGGGTATTTGAACCCACAGCGTACCCCGTTAGCAACGTTCCGGTAATTCCGGTGACTTGGGATGCAGGTAGACTTAAAGCTGAAAGTGTTGTTAGCGTGGAATTGGACGTTGCTGTTATGTTGCTAGCCGTACCTGTAGTGTTTTGGTTTAGCGTAGGGAAGTTAGCGGGGACTGCCGTGGCAACTGAAGTGCCGTTACCGTATAGAATACCGGTAACTGTTGTGGACAGCGTTAGTGCCGGAGTTGCACCCCCCGATGACGTACCGGCAAAGCCGTTAGCTGTTGCAACTGATATGCTCGTTATATCCCCGAGCATTGCATTGACTTGGGCCACGGTGAGGTCCATAGCGTTAGCGGTAGCCCCGGTATTGTTACCCTTGATCGTATCCGGCGGCATCTGCGCAAGCTTTGCGTTGGTCACTACGTTCGGCTGAATAGTAGCAGTAACTACGCCGGGTCCTGTAGCTTGAACGTCGCCGATAAGACCATCAATAGCTATAGCTGAACCGGGGTTAGCGATGGCTTCGTACGCGGCGCCGGTATAAATGTAAAGAGTGTCAGTGCTTAGGTCAATAACCAAAGCGCCTGGAGTGTTAGACGTGGGAAACTGGGAGGCAGTAGCGTATACTGGTATACCGCGTATTGGTAGGTCAATCCAGTTATTTGCCATTTATTTTACCTTTGATAGCAGCAACAAGAGGATGAAAGCCGCCTCTGCTACCGCAAATAGCAATAATGCTCTAGGCTTGTCTCTTGAAGGCTGAGGTACGTGTACTTGAGTTGCGGCGGGGTTTTTACTTTCGTATGCGTCAGTTTGGGTCTTTAGGTATGCTGAGTACAAGTCGCCACTACCTTGGTGTTCGTGGGGCACCTTGCAACATACTTGGTTTCCCGACTCATCCTGCATTGTAACTTCGTGAGTTGCGGTGTTGATCGTCTTAATTTTCCAAGTACCCATTATGGGCCTCGTACATTGATACGGGCGTTCAGTATACCGGTGGATGTGCCACCAGAACCGTCGGCATAAACTAAACGAACATAGTTGTACATTACATCAGATACGTTCCAAACGTATGAACCTGCGCCTGATACGGAGTAGTTGGAGTTTAAGATTGGAGTCCAGTTGGTAGGCGTGAGCTGGGTTGAGTTGGTCGTGACAGGAGCGATTGGGTCATCTGACCCTTGGAGTACGAATGTACCGGTGATAACTGAGCCCGTGAATTCGGCTTGGATTGAATAGCCTATGGCGTTAAACAACTCCATAGCGTCTGAGGTAAACGCGGTGTTCATTGGGGCATTAGTGGGGTCGCGGTCGTGGTCGTGGTCGCGGTCGGGGTCGCGGTCGGGGTCGCGGGGGTCGTCGGTCGTGGTCGTGGTCGTGGTCGGGGTCGGGGTCGGGGTCGTCGGTCGGGGTCGGGGTCGCGGTCGGGGTCGGGGTCGTCGGTCGCGGTCGGGGTCGGGGTCGGGGTCGGGGTCGCGGTCGCGGGTCGGGGTCGCGGTCGGGGTCGGGTCGGGGTCGGGGTCGGGGTCGCGGTCGTGGTCGGGGTCGGGGTCGGGTCGGGGTCGGGGTCGGGGTCGGGGTCGGGGTCGCGGTCGTGGTCGGGGTCGGGGTCGTGGTATGGAAAGGCTCATACGGTTTTGTACGGTATAACAATGCCTTTATTCACTGAGTTGCTAATTTCATCCATCATTTTAGCCGAGCACCGGCTATACACAGAAGGCCACATAGTTTTAAGTGCAGTTAAATCTGAAGGCAGTAGAGTCCCATTTTTAATGTGATTTAGAACTACTAGGGGCTGTACACCTATATCAAGCGCCCTGTTATATTGAGCCTTATCGCCAGGACTTACTTTAGTCGCGGTATCGAGCGGGGCTAATTTCACTGGTTTGGGCTTAATGCTGTTTAAGTAGTTTGCCGCATTAGACGCCGTAGATACTGCGGCAGTCTGGTGCTCCGGCAAATAATGAGCAAGCTTTGAGTTCGTTGGCATATCCTCAGCTGTTTGTTGCTGCATTTCGTCTAACGAACGCTGGAGCTTATTCCTGTCGGATTCGGTAGGAATTAAGTTTGAAGGTAGTACGTCTTTACCTACCAGAAGAGTGTTTTTGGCAGCTCTAGCCAATAAATTTTCACCCTTCTGAGTTTTTTCAATGAATTCAACCGCCGACTTAAATCCTGGGGCGCTAATCGGAGTATCAGACCCCATGAACTTGAGTAGAGCTAATTTGACAGCATCGGGTACGTCTTTACCCACTAGTTTCGTTAAGGTACCGGCTAAAGCTGAAAGTAATGGATTATGCCCAGTGAGCATTCCAGCCATGCCGATTACCGAGCCGGGCACGTGTTCAAAAAGTTTGTCCGCTACCCTAGCGGTGTTGGAAAAATTATGGGGGAGTTTTTCTAATTCTTCCATTAAGCTTTGAACATTATCAAGATGCTCCGCTTGAGCCGGGTTAAATATAAAGCTTTTTAGCTCTGGAGACATGTGGTCGTTGCGTATTGCATTAAGAATAGCTTTACCGTTTAAGACTCCATTTTTTTCCTTATTTACAGCAAGTTGCGCTAAACTGTCTAAATGATGTCGTTTTAAAGCTTCGGCCGTCTTTGGAAAATTAGACTTTAGAATACCTAAGATACCGGCATCGTTTTTACCAGAAATACGCTGAATCAGTTTTTCAGGATCTTGATCGGCCATTTCTTTAACGGCCTTAGCATACCCACTAGTGCTGCGGTTACCGGTATGTAGCCGGTCGTCAATAGCTTCCTTTAGCTGCGCTTTCTGCGCGTACTGTTGCCGTAGGTTATTAAAATTAGCCAACGCTTCGCTGCCTTCTTCGGAGCCAATATGCGCTCCAATTAGGTCACCTTCCGCTTTACGCATAAGGGCTTGAATCTGATAGCCCCTAGCTCTTACCAATGGGTCCATGCTTTTGCGGGTATTAGCTCCAAACTCTTGAATATATTGACTCAGGCCGTTTAAATTCTTAGAAGCTGGCAACTCTTTAACAGCGGTGTTAATTAAAGACATTGTATCGCTAGATGGGGATGCAGTCCATCCTTCTCTAGAAGCTAAATCACTTATTTTGCCTACTAGCGAATCAATAGTACCGGGGGTTTTAGCTGTCTTTTGAATGTCGGATAAAGCTTGTTGCGCATCTTTAACTTTAGCTGCGGCCTCAATGGCAACTCCTGGGTCTTGAGACTTTAATGCTTTTTGTGCTGCTCTAGTTGCGCGCTCTAAATCGGCCTGTGCTTTTAGAGTGGCCTTAGACATATCCTCAGCTTTGTCAGCTATTGAGGGCGATAAAGGTACGTCCTTGAGCATAGCGCGCTTTGCTTCATAAGCGTCGCTAAGGGGCTTAATTTGAGCGTCTAACTCTCCGGCTAGGGTAGTACCAACGTTCTTACCGGACGCTGCCTTAGAGAATTCTGGAGCGTTTAAGAGGGCATCTGGGTCTTTACCTGTGGCCGCTACTATGCTGTCATTAAGGTTTTTACGAAAGCTAGCTATGTTAGCTTGGTGCTCTGGTCCGCTAAGCGTGGTGTCCGAATGTTCCAGGGTGCTCGACATTTCTTGCAAGATCGGACTACCAGTTAGACGCGCCCTAACGTCTGGAGTAATGTCAGCACCAACTTTAGTTAACATGTTGTCTACGGCGCTGGGTGCAGTCTCAGTGCCTCCTACCTTATCAGATATACCCTTAAGTATCTGTCCTACTTTGCTGCCGCTTGCAGCCTCCCACAAAGGACTAATGGCACCGCCAACAGCTCCAAACGGCGCGCCGATGAGTCCTGCTAAACCTACATTAAGCGCAGCAGTCTGCACCGGGTCATTAGGGTCTGATTGATCACTGAACATCTTAGAGACTTCGTCGCCGCTTTGGAATAGCGCGTTCTCTACTGCCGACTTAGCTGCAGCAGAACCAATGCGCGCTGGAACGCTGAAGTTAGCCATTGCGGCGGTCTTCGCTGCTTGAGCAGCGTCAAGTGTCGCACCTGAGGCTTTAGCAGCGGCGTAAGCTCTCGCTCCTTCTGCAGCCGCTGGCATGCCTAAGGCTTCGGCCCCCGCCGCCCCAGCGTGTTCTAAAATATTGGCCTCGCCGACACCGGGGATAAAAGCTGACGCGCCTAAGCCTACTGCCTGCCCGATAGTGTGCCCGTATCCGCCCTCTCGCCTGCCTGCAATATCCTCAGCGGGCACGCCCGCAGCTCTCTCTAGAGCGGTGGAAGCCCCGAAAGTTCCAGCTTCCGCAGCTCCTTCAAGCCCTGCAATAGTCTGCTGCCCTAAGCCGCCATACTTATTGGCAGCTAAGTCCTGAGGCGTAGCTAGTCTCCACCCGTTTTGAGTTGCGTCAGAAACTTCAGAAGGGTGCATGGCATATAAATCACCGTTCGGGTCAACGACATTTATAGGCTGAACCTGTTCTGGCGGTGCCGCCGCTGTCTGCGGCGTTTCTTGAGGTAAAGCAGGAGCGTCTGCCATTACTGCCCTTTCGGAATCTTAGTGGCGTTCTTAGGTATGTAATTTCCAGACGCATCCACACCCTGAGGCGTAGGTAGCTGGTAGCTTTTTTTCAGCACGTTCATGCTTCGAGTATTAGAGCCTAGGAGTTCATTTAGTTGCGGCGTAGTCCTAAGGTACTTGAACATACCGGCGGGGTTAGAGCCGACAAACTTATCCAAGAGGGGCTGCTCGCCCTCTCTGTACACAGTATTGAGTTTCCCGGACCTAACTTTAGTCTGCAAATCCAAAGATTTTAGCGCTCCTACATTGTACTCCGGAGTGCCTGGGGCTAGCGTGGTATGTGTGTCTACAAAGTGTTTAAGGTCTCTGATTGTAGTGTCTAGATCTTGGTGCGCTGTTAATTGCTCTCGCACAGACTGTGGCACCGGTATACCTGCGGTTCCTACGCCTGGGACTATCCTACTCTCTAAGTCTTTAGCCATTTCAGGGTTAGTCATGCGGAGCATCTGAAGGTAAGCCTGCTGTTTAGCTGGGTCCTGGGTGCCACTCGCTAAGCTCATCATAGCTCTACGCATCCCTAGTTGCCCCACCATCTGCGAGCTATCTTGTCGTATTTGACCTACGAGCTGCTGAGCCCTAGCCTGCGCTATTGGACCTTGTGCCTTGAGAGCTTGCTGCTCGGTTTGATAGGCCACTAAGTCATTAGTCATAACTCTTGACATGTCAGTAGAGTCTCTTAAATTTCCAAACTGCTGCATGTTGTTATTCAACATGCTCATTTTATTAGACTGGTTAGTCTTCTGCGCGTCTATATCGCGCTGAATGTTATTTTGCAGCATTTGATACGCCATGTTGGGTTGGCCAGACACCGCGCCGAAGCCCCCTAAGATCATACCTATAGCGGAACGTACCTGGTCCCCCGTGGACATGTTGTTTATATAATGGTCAGGATCTATATGATGGTTGTTAATGTCATCTAACATGTTATTTCGTTCATTGTTCAAAGATTGCAAGTGGTCTTGAAACGCTTTTTGAGACTCCTGTTTCATATCCATGGCCTGTTGCATTACTGCCGCTTGATTAGTACCTAGTTTCCCGGAGAGAGCGGCTTCGTTAGCTATGCCAGCTAAGCGGTCACTCAGACCTTTATTGAACATCTCGTAAGCCTCATTCATGCCATAGGGGTCTTGAGCGTCAAGCGCCCCGCTATTGGGATTGTTCATTACGCTATTTATACCGGAGGTCAGGTCTAGTGGGCTCGTTGGTGCCGGAGGAGATAAATTTTGAGGCACCGGGAGCGGAGGAAGCCCTAGCTTGGCGCGCTGAGCATTCTGATTGTTAGCTTGGTTGATTTGGTCTTTGTTGGCTTGAATTGCCGCCTGTTTCTGCCGGTCGACATTAGCTATGGATGCAGTAGCCGCTTCCGGTATAAAGTTTTTAGGCGGTTCCCCATTAGGCCCAATCTGAGAGTCTTTTATTTTTTGATTTAGTTCAGGCGCAAGACCTTTAGTGTCCCCACTAGGAAATGGGTTGTACATGTGCATTACTGTCTTATTGTATTCTTGATCTCTCACCTTTGTTTCTGGGTCTAATGGCGGCGGTGTAGGCGGCTGGTCTGGTCCTGGAGCGGCATCAGTCTGATTATCTGGTTGAGAGGCTTGCGGTGGCGTTTGCGGTGGCGTTTGCGGTGGTGTTTGCTGAGGCGCGGGCGCAGGTGAGGAATTACCTGAGATTAGATTCTGCACGTCATCCGTTCCTTGGTCATAATTCCTTACAGGGCCACCAGCGGCCATTTTAATTTCACCGCCCGAAGCCAGAGCTTTGAGTAGGTGAGCCACACGGCTTAAGTCCTGATGCTGTTCTGGAGCTTTAATATCTCCGCCTTTGGCGTAACCAGCCCCGTGCCCAACCTGTGTCAGCGCCGGAATGTTGCCTTGATTTGGAGCAGTATTCTGGCTGCCAGGAACGTAGGGCTTTTTATTGGAAGGTTTAAGCGGTAATTCTTCATCAGAGTCTTGGTTATACTTTTTTGGGTATTCCATTGGCGGATCATTAGATTTAGGTTCTTGGGGCTCAGGCCCGGTGGGTGCCATTCCTGGTGGGTAGTCGTATCTATGGTTCGCAATTTGATAGTCATCCTGAGCTGGGTTACTGTCTGGTGTTACGGCCATCTGTCCACCCTCTTGGAAATGAGGTAGATCCTGCATTTGCTTTTGCATCTTAGGAGATAGAGCCACGTGAGCTATAGTAATAACATGCCCTTCGGGGTGCTTAAGGGTAGTAGTTTTACCGTCGCTGGATACTTTTTTGAACCGACTTAGGTCCATAGGGAACTTAGCCACGCTTCATACCGCCTTTTTTAGCCATGATAGCAGAGACAAACTTATGCGCAGCCCAATGTGGATTAGCAGACTCCATGACGCTCTTAGGCAAAACTATACCGCCCTCTTCGAGGGTGGCGGGCACGGTGTCATTCTTTAGGCTGTCGCCTTTTACTTTAGCTTTGCCTGGTATTTTAACTCCGGCTTTTTCTGGATCTTTTTGGCCCTTAGCTACTTTTTCAACTTCATTTGGGGGTAGGTATCTCTCCCCCGGTGAGACCATTGCGGGCACTTTACCGCCCTTTGCCATTTTAGGCGTCGCAGGGGGGTTGGGCATACTCTGATACATATCATAGGTAGCCTGACTATTAGGCTGTCCGTTAGCGTTGGTAGTTCCTGGGGCTCCCATTGCAGAGGCCCATGCGTCGCTTGATGATACGCTCGGATTTGAAGCGTTAGCATCTCCACTGCCAAATAAAGATTTAAGACCAGAGCCTAATGCTGAGCCTACCCACTGCCCAGCTTGAAATACACCATTCTGAGGCGCAGACTCAGGAGAACTCATTGATTTTCCCAGCGCAGACTTTGGGCCGCTCGTAGCTGTTATACCCGTAGAAGGAGTGGCAACGTTGTAAGCTCCAGAGTTAGCCCCAAATGTGACGGCATTAGGAGCACCTGCGGTTGAAGGGGAACTTATTGTGGCATCATTACCGCTTACATATGTAGTACCGTCCGCATAGCCTTTAATCACACCGCCGTAAGCATTAGCCTTGGGCGCTACCGCCCCAGCTAAGCCGTTACCTACTCCGCTAATCAGGTTATTTTGAGCAGTCATCTCACCGCCGGCAAGACCTGCATTCGCATTGTTAATGTTACTTTGCATTGCGACGTTGGCGTTATTGGCCGCGCTATTAGCTCCCTGCAAAATATTCTGTTCGTTTTGCTGAGCACTAGTGAGTCCTTGGACACCGGCGATCTGCTGACCCGCCTGCGTAGTAGCTAAGTTGCCCATTTGACCCAAAGCATTAAGCGATTGGTTAGCCTGCATCGTTGCAGCTTGTCCTGCCGCCGCCTGTTGATTGGCAGCGCCCTGTTGCGAGGCTTGACGAGCGAGGAGTCCTACGTTTTGGCCTGCACCGCGCTGACCTGCCATGAGGGCTGCCTGATTAGCGGTGTTAGCTCCTGTGGCTTGGGCTAGTTGAGCTGCGGCTGGGTTGGCCCCGGTGCCGTTGGCTACGCCCTGGAGTTGATTATATACCGCCGATTGATTACCTAGGCCGTTTTGAGCTTGGAGCGCCTGGACTAAGGCTTGTTGCTGGTTTAAAGCGGCCTGGTTACCGGTGTAGGATTGCTGAAGTTGCTCGTTAGTTACCCCGGCATTGATATTGGTGCCTGCGGGTCCAGCAAAACCTGAGCCGTTAGCTCCCCCCGCGAGTCCTGTTAAGCCTCCGATAGCCCCCATTTTAAATGCCTTTCACCAGGATGACAGCGTCTGGTCCTGCTTCGAGTAGTTCAAAGCCGTATGCGAGTAATACTTTTAAACTTGTTGTGGAGTTTTTTGAAGTGGGTTTTACTGAGCCGTACATTTTGGTATAGCCTTTTTGTTTAGCAATTGACGCTATCTCATCGGCTAGGCGCGTCGCCTCACCGCTTTGCCTTGCTTCAGGCACTACGTACAAATCCTCAATGTAAACTCCTTCATTGATAAAGTAGTACGTCGCAAAGCCCTTGTCTGACTCCACAATGTGTTTACCTAGCCGTTCCTGAATGTACTGGGCGTATAGGGACACTTGAGGGCTCCTAGCGAGGCTATTTAGTCCCTATCAACTAAGAAGTTACCCCACAGAGCGAGAAGGCCGCAACGTGGTGTAGCCCTTCTTTTGGCCCACTACTACATTAAGTCCTGAAATTGTAAGCCCAGCACCCGGAGCGGTATTATAGCTCGGATCAAATATCTCCTGAAATGCAATTTGAAAGCTTTCACACTTACCGCGCTGCAGAAATACTCGCCACTGCTCAATATCGGACTGCCCTCCGAATGTAGGAGTGGAGCCGAATAACGTGTCGGTGCCGAAAGGTACTGAGTAATTGGTTGGAAGGATTGTAGTTACTTGAGTTGGAGATGCTTCGTAGTCATAAGCCACGGATATACTTAGCTTATGAGGGCTTTGGTAGTTGGCAAGCATGTAGAAGTAGTAGGCGCGCTGAAAGCCTTGAAGACCTGAGAGTTGTAACCAGGAAGTTGTAAAACTCATCACGGTGGGAGTTGAGCCGTCAACGTACAACCCCGGTGTCTCCTGAAATACCTGACCAAAGGAGTTGATATAGGTGTGGAGGCTTTGGTAGAGCGTGCTCGAGATACCGGGTACGCCGGTAAACGTGCCCCACTGACTGTAATAGTAGTCGTACATTAGGGTTATGCCTGAGTCGAGCGTAAAGCGCACTTGGTTAGTCGCCGGTATATTCAAGGCACTGAGCACCGTGGCGTTGAGTGTAAGGCTCTGTACAGGCGCGCCAATGTAACTGGTCGATAGATCCCTACCCAGGAGCCATATGCCCTTATCAGATTGAAACATGAGGCCGCTAGGCATGAATACGATGCTATTAGGCACTACAGACCCCACCGTCGCGGTGACGAATGTAGGCTCTGAGAACTGGTTGTTAGCTCCGGTATTGTCCGGCCCAGCACCGTTGATGTAGTAAATAGCGTTATTCTTAAATATTATTAACTTATCGTCCATCGCCGATAGCGCGGTTATATAGCCCGTGGAGCCTTGAGCGCCGGTCGTAGGCGCTACGTACAGCGTCAGGAGGTCTGAAGTCTCCACCGGTACGTTCTCTATGACCTGCTTACTAAACCACAGGAGGTTAGGGTCTTCTGCGTCTACTAAGAACAGGCGAGATTGGAATAGGGTTATGATGCTTGACGCTGGTGCTTGAATGTCTTCTACGACACCGCCGGTCGTATATAGAATGTTGTTGCCTAGTATATCGCTGTCTGACTGTGTGTCGGTATAGGACACATAGTCAACGGTCGGGTCATTCAGGATTGGATCGGTGATAGAAGTTACTTGGTAGTAGACTTGTTGTTTTGTTGACCAGCGATAAATAACTATTTTTACTGGGTTTAGAATCTTATAGGTCAAGCGTAGAGTTGGAATTCTAAGGTCGACTGAGCCTGTGGTGGTAGTCTGGAGCGTGTCTGAAATGCCAGAGCCTAAAGCGGCCGCAGATAAGCCCACTACCGACCCAACAATACTAGTTATGTAAGTTCCGGTAGCTAAATTCCCCGGTGTAGTTACGTCTGTAAGTATTTGCCCCACGACTAAGTTGGCGGTAGAACTGACTGCTATGCTGGTGTTTCCTGCGGTTACTAAAGCTGTAAATGTTACAGTAGTCTGTTCGACGGCTGGGACTTCAACTGGCACACTTGGAGCCGAGCGATATAAGTTACCCTGGTTATCGCTCCACTCGTAGGTTACTTGGTAGAAGTATGGAGCACCGGCGGTATCCATAGCGCCAATGGTTGCACCGGACAGAGCCTGCACTTGGTCAGGCCACACGAAGAAGTTGTGCTCCACAGGCTTTAGGCCGTCATACATCCACAAGAACCCGCCAGACATATGCAAGTCGCCTGCAATCTCAGATGTGGAAATGTTAGACGTACCGAATTGCACCGCGGCTAGGTTGACGCCTAGCTGCGCGTATATGCCCGCAGTGTTAGCAACGCCTTGAGTCTTATTCACAGCTTCAATCTGGTCTGCGTATAGGTACGAGAATTGAGCCTCTGTACCGCTATTGGATATCGTGGGAGTTGTTAGCCCCCCAGTGTAGTAAGCTTTAGGCCCATTGGAGTATGCAAGCTTTAAGGCTACTGGAGCGGGGAACACCGCATCGGAGCCGTCAATCAAAAAGTATGTAGGTTGGTATATGGAGTTGTAGATGGTTAGGACGTAGGGTATTTGGTAAGCCACCCACGCGGTGCCGTTGGATTGATACAATATTCCAGTGTTCTCGGCGTATGCAAGCTTGTTCAATCCAATCGTTGCCGGTGGGAAATTGCCAAGATTGGAGTATACATTCTTGGTAGTTGATGCGTTGATTAGGAATGCTTGAGATGCAAGCCCTACGCTTCGCACTAACACCGTTGCCGCACTCGCCACTCCAGTCTTGCTTACGGTCAAGGTCTCTATGTAGTTAGCCGGTTCTTGCACGTTTAATATCGTGTTGATAACTTCGTAGTACACCAGGCATACGCCGTTAGTAGCTACCGAGGTTATGTTTTGAAATGGAATAGCGATTCCCCATTGTACGGGCGTTGCAAATCCTGGCTGAGGTGTTAAGGTCTGAGTCACGGCTAGTGTATAGCCATTCCCGCTGCTATTGATGAAGCTATTGTAAATCACTGGGGTTGGCTGGGAGGCGTCTACAGTTAAGCTCATTACGTCTGCGCTGTACCCAGCATAGGTCACTGTACCGAAGGAAGTAGGCGCTAGTGCGGAAGTCAATGAGTTCATCTTGACCGCACCACTCGCCGCATTCCATGTGAAATAGATAATATTGTTATACACCGTAGCTGCGAAAGCTTGTCCTGCGGAGTAAGGCGTATAGTCATTGGAGATTGTACCGGTCTGGTGGATGACGGTCGGGTTACTAGAGCTAATTGCGATGTATTGCAGGTAGTGGGTGCCAGATAGCGTTGTGCTGAATACAATAACAAAGTATGGATCGATGAAAAACACAGCCGCAGGTCCAGTCACCATGCCCGTTGGGGCTGGGATTAGGGTTGGTGGGTATATGTTCTGCCCGGTGACTGAATCGTCAATCGCAAAGCTGTAATTTACGCCCCCAGGTATTACGTTGGTGTAGGCTACACACACTAGGTCGTTGTCTGACACCGCCGAGGATGCTTGAGACTGACTCACGCTTGACCTAATAATAGGCAGTGTCTGCAATTCCAAAGGTTTGTAGATTCCTTTGTTAAGCCACTGTTCAGGGCCTTCAGCGTAAGCGTAGAGATTGGGGCCTAGAGTCAGGAGATTGTCATTCAGAGTAGTGGTGAAGGTCTGAGCGCTGTTAGGGAGCGCCGGTAAGTTGCCAAATCCATTGCGCTTCTGGAGTAGGCCGCCCTTATCAAAAATTGAATTCTCTAGGGTTAAGAATTTACCTAGCTGGACCTGATTAGGGTCCGTCTTAAGGTCTAACCCTTGAGAGAAATTAATAGGGATGGCATTCTTAGTTAGTGGCATTAGGTGTTAGTAAATACCACGACGCTGTAAATTAAGGGACCGGTAGAAGACGACTGGTTAAACACTGTGGTTGACGAAGACTCAGGTAAATAAACTGGAGTCCATATCGGAGGGGTATTTAAAGTTAATCCATTTACTTGTATGGTGACGGCCAAAGTTCCAGGCTCACCTAAAATCTGAAAAATTGCGTAACTATTTGCGGGTACGCTGATTACATTCGTGTTATTCGGCTGTACGAAGGTAGTAAACGAATTTGATACATTTAAGCTACTTCTTGTTATTGTCGCCATGATTTACCTCGGTACGAATTGTAAAATGATGCCGCAGTCTGAGGCACCGGGCATGGCGCTTAACACGTCCATACGTATTGCCTGCCCCGCGTTTATTGCTGAAGTTGATACGATAGGTTTAGTCACACCGGTTTGGGCGCCTATCACTGAGTTGGAGTCAGTCCATACACCTGGTGCAGCCGCCGAGCTAATGCTTGCAGTTTGGCTCAGAATCGACGTAAACGATCCGCCAGTACTCCCCACTAGGAGGTCAAGCGTTGTAGCCCCGGATGAGCCAGCTACGACGTTATAGACCCATACAGCAAGGATAGTGGCGTTGAAGTTGAAAAAACAATAGCCGTCAATCTCAGACACCGGGGTAGTGAGGCTTGAGTAAGCCCCGTTAAGCTGCCACTGGTGCGTAATGTAATTGTTCGCTATTGCCGGTATGCCGGAAGGATTTACAGATATTTGGTTACTGGCAAGAACTACTGAAGTGCCATCCACCGTAACGTTGGCGCTCTGCACTCCTAGATTGTTCATAGTCACGAAGTAGGTACCGGCAGAGGTTGGATTTGCTGGTAGTGTGATACTCTGGCTGCTCGACAATGTCGGAGGAGACAAAGTCAGGTAGTAGCCGTTAGATACGTTGTTACCGAGTAAAACCGATTGAACTTGAATGTTACCCGGAGTCAATGTACTTGCGTTTTGATACACCAATAACTGGCCTGCGCTAAAGTAAGCAGATGAAGTGCCGTTGGATATGCCGGATGAGGTTGCAAATACGCCCCCAGCTTTGGTTATCTGGATTGCCGGGTCTCCGGCACCGTCGTTGTAGTATAGATCAATACCGCTGACATAGATGCACGCGGTGTCCGCTCCCGTTGTAGGCAGCGTCGTGTTCTGCGGCGTAAAGCGAACGCTCCTAAGAGCCGTTGCGTTGTTCGATTGAAATGTTAAGTCAGTGTTAATGTTAAGCCCCGCCGGGTTGATCTGAACGCCGTTACCGGGGCTATGGTTGTGGCCGTCGAGGGTAAAGTACAAGCAGTTATACAAGTTAGTGGCGTAGTCGGGCCCAGGATCAATACCCACTTGAGGTACCGCTAGACCCATGTTTGGTGATAAGTTGTAGTAAATACTCATATTAAAACACCAAAATATCTACGGTTACGGCGGCGCTCGACACCAAAATTAGCGTCAAGTTGGGCCTTGGGTTACTGTCCTGTTCATCATATATGCTAGCTGGTCCCCGCTGCCTCACAATGCTCCAACCCTGCAAGTCCTGTCCTAACAACGTGTTAATGGTGTTAGTGCCTGCGACTAGCGCCACGTTCTTTAGAATAGAACTTTGGAGCGCCGGGTTTTTCAACAACACATTCAAGCCCCTAGACCATGAATTTTGCATAAGCATCATGTTTTGGTTAGGGTCTTTAAATATAGTTAGTTGAGATAGGGACATTATCCTAGCACCACGGTCCCTCTGACCACGTTAGTTGGCTGGTCGATTGCAGCGCCGGAGCTTAGTACTACAGCAATAACATCGCCTGCTGCACAAGATAGGTTGAACTGAGCGCCCAAGTCACCGGGTTTGCTGGTGTACACCGGGGTGCCGTTTTGCGTAAAGGTCGCGACTACTTGAGAGTTGCTGGGCGAACTTTCCGGGATAGTTGGGAGGTTCAAGTCGCAACGCACGTTATAAAAACCAGCAATGGGGATACTCGTTGACGACGACTCTAGCCCATTCAAAACAATATGACTACTGATAGTTGCCATAAGTTACCCGATTGCTACGGTGCATTTCACCGTGTTTAGAGGCTGGTCAATTGCCGCGGCAGAGCTGCAAGTCACAGCGATTAAATCGTTAGCCGCACAGTTCAAATAGAACTTAAAGCCCTCTTGCCCTGGCAGGCTCGTGTACACCGTTGTGCCGTTCTGAGCCACCGTCGTTACGACTTGAGACTCGTCTGCCGCACCGTCGCCGTACTCGGTAGGAGTTGCGAGCTGAAGCTTGCAGTCCACGGTATAAGCCCCCGTAATGGGGATTACCGCCGATTGTGTTATCAGACCTGTCATTGCTATTCTACAAAATCCACCTAATGCCATATTATTCCCCTTGTTAAGCTATCGTTACAGTCGTTCTAATCGTATTTGGTATGGTGTCAATCGGCGCGCTAGAACTGACTGACGTTAAAATCACATCGCCCGCTGTGCAGGCTAATAAAAAGTCCCAAGCATTCTGCCCCGGAGCCGTTGTTAACACCGTGGTGCCGTTCTGTTTGATAGTCACCACAACAGAAGATACAGCGCCGAGTGGTGTAGAAGGCTGCGATACGCTCCAACCTACGTCGCTTTGGATAAGCGGCAGGCTTACCGTCCCCGAAAGAGTGTACTCCCCAGTAGCGGTAATAATGCGTTGCTCGGAGTTTAATCCCCCGATTGAAAATTCAAAATTACAGTTTGCCATATAACCCCTTGTTTAATTTCATTTACCAGCCCCCAACTGGGCTCCCCCAATTACCGCCAAATCCGCCCCATCCTCTAGTGCCTCGAGTGTCAGAGATGGTATCAGCCTGTCCAGCGTCCCTATTCTGCGCAGACTCCTCAATGCGGCCTTTCAAGAATAGCAGCTCCTCGTCAAGCTTCGTAGTGTCCGACTCCTCTTTATCTAGGGCGTACTTAGCTGCTCTAATAATAACGTACTGGAGCCACCCGCTAACACCCTGCATTGTTAAGTCGGTGTCAAGCAAAAGCTGGGTCATTCTCGGAATATACCAAAGGCGGACTTTTTGCCCGGCCGACGGCGTAGGGATGAACTCGATAGCGTTACCCATCAAGCGATACTGCATATTGAATACGCCGTAGATGCTAGACGCGCTGTTCGGGTAGATATAGGAGTTGCGTTGGATAAAATCAAACTTATTGACCGTGACATAGGCATTGTTAGCGGTGTTAATTGCTAGGTCTACGCCTTGTAGCTTATAGAATGGCGGCGGTACGAAAGGATTGCCTGCGTTGTCTAAGAACGTTGCTACACCGTCGGGGAGGGGGTATAGGTACGTTACGCCGTCGGATATGAACTGCGCCCCTGGAGCTAAGAAATAATCGTCATAGCAGGTCACCAGAAGGTCATATAGCTCAAACATTGCCTGGTTGATAAAGAAGTTCCACTCCTGAGTGGTAACGAACTGGGAGTTGACGCGGTCCGCCCTCTGTTGCGAGGCTAGCCGCAAAGCGCCTAAACTCATCTCGCCGGTGGTGGCGGGAACTACACCGAGCGGAGTGCTGTAAGGTCCATAGCTGCCTAGGGTGCCTCCGGTGAAGTTTGTACTAGTGGTATTCGTAAGGCTAGAACTGAATTGAAGACCGTTGCCCTCAGGGCCTACTGTAGCTGCGGATATAATCAACACCGTCGATGTCGCCGGAACCGTGGACGATATCACAACTATGTTAGGGAGCGCTGTTGTTATTGCACCGGCTAAGTTGGTGATGGTCTGAAGTACCGAGGCTGCGATGTTGAATTGGTTAGCGCCAGCTCCAGAGGCTACGGCGGTGAAGGTGGAGTTGGCGATACTTACGGTGTCACCGGGGTCTGGTTGACCGGCGAAAGTAATAGTAGCCTGAGCTTGAGCTGGCAGCACTGTAGCTCCAGCTACCTGATAGTAGTACGGGATGCCAAGCGTTACGGCGGTGTCTAAGTACTGAAGGGCTGTCGTGGAGAAGAAGGATACACCGGTGGAAAACGTCGGGTCGCTGCTACGCTGAATGCTGTAAGATAGCGCACCAGCGCTCTGAGCCCAGGACAGTAAATTCTGCCCGTTGCCGGTCTGTAGCACCACGTTTTGGGGGGTAGCTGGGATAGCCATAGGCTCCTTGGCACTGACCCCAAGCAATCAACTGTTTTAACTCTTGCCTGGGGTATGGTGCTAACGCTGTTTAGAAATTACTCTCCAGCTACTTGCACTGAAGAGTCATTCATGTACATAGACAGGCTAATCACAGTGCCGTCAGCGGGAGCAGTGAGCGTGCTATTAAGAAGACACTGGAATGTCAATCTTGCTCCCAGGGTAGGGCTATTTGGAATGGGAGACAGAGTGATATTAGGATCACCAACTACTTCAATGTGGTCAATACCGGACGCAGAGGGGGGATTAACGGTCGGGGCACCTGGAATAGTCTCACTTGCCGCTGCGATAAAAGTCTGCCCAATGCTGGGGAGGCCAGAATTAGTCTGAAAGCGTAGCGGTACTCCTGCCGCAGTCCATTGAGCACTGGTAGTAGTGCCTAAAGAGGTAATAACATAGGCATTACCAGCTACGATTGTTGCCGTTCCAGCCCCAAGCGGCGATACTTGACCGGAAAAACCGCCTAAGTATCTGTTGTAGTTGTCTTGAAGGTTAACTACGATAATTCCAGATTGCGGATTTGGGTTAGTCTCACTGTTGTTCATGCCGGGGGTTGCGGTCGTGTGCATGAATACGTTATTGACCATAGGTCCTTTGAGGTTGCGAATACCAAGGCCGTTGCCGTTGGCACTGTCAACTACAAAGTTACAGTCAATAAGTACTGGTTTTACGTGTGGAATGTAGATTGCTCTACCATTGGGAAAATTGCGATTAGCCATGTTATCCTCAGTTTGCCTAGTCGGTGACATCGCATATAGCTAGTCTCACCTGGTCCGCTAGGCCGGATGCAGGGGAAGAGTCTGAGGACATCTCAGGGCTCCTAGCGAGGCTATTTAGTCCCTATTTGAACTGAGAAGGCTTGCGGTAAATATTGATCTTTTCTTTTTGCTCTAGGCTTACCTCAAAGGCGCATCGGCACCGGGGTGAGGCTCTAAACTCTACTCGATCTAATTCGTTTAGTCCTTTCATGTCTCCCGTGAAGGTATAGGCGTCCATGCTGTAGTCAGCTCGCAGGATACCTATACCTTCACGTTTATCAATATAAATAACCCTACCTGTCACCCGCAGCACTCCGTCATACCACAAATTGAACATACTCCTGTGTGCTCTAAGCAAAACTGACAGACTTCTAGGTCGTTTGTATAGTCGCATTGGTGCTCATTGAAAGCGTCAAACTCTTGATCTAATTGCAAAGCAATATCTTTTTCACTCATGCAACTCATAAATCCTCCTAGTTATTGACAAATATTTGGTGTATAGTCTTAACCCACTGGTCGAAAGGTAGTGCCGGTGAGTCCCCGTGCTTTAACTCCACGTCTAGTTTTGTGTCTAGATAAGAAGTATAAAGCGATTCAAGTGAGTCTGCATTTTTTACAATAAAATCAGCTAATTCCTTTTTCATAAATCCTCCTTCTTAATCGCAACTTGAAGAACATCTCCAACTACTGTGATAATACTCCTGACCTGAGTCGCTTGCCAACTTCTCACACCGGAAGGAATAAAGCCCATATCCCCAAGGCGAGTAGCCCCTGTTACTTTGGTATACGTCGGCGTCTTTAGCAGTCATCGGCTCGATAGAGTATACGTCAAACGAATGGGAGTTGTTGCCTTTCTCGAATGTATTGGCTGGGATACTTGATACTTGTTCTAGTGTCTCGAATACTTCTTTTAAATTGCTCATGTTATCTCCTCGGTTATGATACTAACTACTTCAAGTCTAGTGCCAACATTAAAAGAATTATACGGCGGTTTGGAACTTATACCTGACAAATTAGGTCAACTAAGTGTCAATAATTGTCGCCGGACAGACATTTTCTGACTAGTTTGCCGGTGTGTATGGCCGCCGCCTGGCTTGTACCGGACATGACTCCAAATCCTCCGTTCGGCGTGTAGCTCATAACGGAGTCCCCGCGCTCTATTGCAGTAACTCTAGAACCATGATTGGAGCTGGGAGAGTCACTACCCACTGCGATTAAGTTAGGTAGGTTATAGGATGCTGGGTAAAACTCCATACCTGGAATATCTAAGTCTGCGCCGTTGTTCCCAGCCGCCGCAATGAATTTAGTGTTACGAGTTTGAGCTATAAGCTCCTCTTCAACTTTTAAACGAGCTGGACCGCCCTCTGACAAGTTTACAAAATCCACTCCCAACGTTGTGGCGTACTTAACGGCGTTTAATTCATTTAACACGTTGTTATACCTCGAGCCGTAATACTTGATAATCACCATGCAATACTTTCCAGAGATACCGGCGTACTTTTGAATGAGCCCCGCTATGTGGGTGCCGTGGCCGTTCGTATCGTCAAGTCCCTCCCCGGTAAAGTCCTTATGCCCATAAGCGCAGAGATGCCCTTTAAATCGTGCATCCGTTAAATCTAGGCCGGTATCCACTACAGCTATTCGGATCATTCCTGGAGCATCCTTGAGCGTTACAGAGCCTATGTGGTATACACCGGCTTGGGAGACTAAGGAGAATAGCACTAGGATTGATACGATGGTTGCCACTAGGATTAGGATAATGCCCGTTAGAGCTGTTAAAGTTCTCATATAACTGCCTTTCGTTCTACCCACGTAATGCGTTGAACTAAGCCTTGGTCTCGCTTACGAGCGCGGAAAGCTGCTGTCCTGTCCGCTCTACACCGCCTGCATTGACGACCGGTTTTAGAGCGGTATGTGTTTTTATCTGTGAATGGGTGCCCTGCGCCGCAAGTTAGGGATAGGTTTCTCATACTCTTTTTTCTCCCCATTTTACTGGTTTAGCTTTAGTTCTTATTTTACCCTTAAGTTCTAAGTATCTACCATATGCTTCTGATTTTGGCTGCGAGAATCCTAAACCCTTACACCAGTAATCGTTTCGTAGTAAAGTCTTACACACTCTACGCCACGAAGGTGCGAAATGCAAGTTCTCTACATCTTTGTCTACCTCGTCTGGCATAACTAAATAACCTCGTTTGCTCCAACCACCCACGAATCTCCGTATACGCTCGGCGTAATGTTCTGCACTCTTTCTAGGTAAGCTTTTGAGCAGAACTTTAGCGTATCGCTCCCAAGTCAAATGTTCAGGCTTTGAGATAGAACCTTCTCCAGTGATGTTGCCAGTTTCTTGCGCGTAGATAGCGTAAGAATTGGCTCCGATGACTCTTCTAATCAGCTTTGCCCAAGTATCGGGCTCTAGGACGCTATAAAGCCAAAGTCCCCGGCGCTGAGTGTCTCCGTAAGGCTGGCACAATCGTTGGTGCTTCAACGGTACGCCGGCCATCTGCATTTTATCGTACACTTTATTATGCGGCTTGGAAGGATTCACCGAGTGGTATTTCCAAATATCTGAAGCTTTCCAGTCGTATATTGGGTACACATTATAACAGGTGTCTCCGGTCAACGTTGACCAGCCTTTTCCATCTAACGTTTTCTTTTTCTTGAACACTGCTATGGTTTTATATCGGTTCAACGACTCATCGGCTCTTATACCTACAAAAGCGCACGATAATTCATTACCCCCGTACCACTCACCGAAAAGAGGTACGAACTCCTCAAACTCCATCCCAGGTTGGTAAAAGTTGTATTGGGTTAAGTCTGCGGCCAAGGCTGGCTTGGGTCGCACCCAGATATCTTGCTTCTCATTATCCCAGCAGACCCACTGAGGTTCAAATACCGAGGTGGCGTTTCTAAGTTTTAGCTCCGCGCAGACCCAATGCAAGTCTATGTGGTCTTTATACATATCTACGAGCTGCTCAATGTTCTTTACGGTGTCGGAGTATTGGGCCTCAAGGTCTATTATAAGTACTCCTATTCTCCTATTGCGTTTAATAGCCTCTTCCATGACTAAATGCAGCATTACTGTACTATCTTTACCGCCGGAAAGACTTACAAATGGGTGGGGAATAATATCCAATGCCTTATTTATTCTTTCCCTGGACGCCTCTAGGACCGAAGTATTCAAAACTGTTAGCATATTGTCTCCTTAAAATAAATCCGACTCTCTGCTGCTAAATGCTTCCTCCAAGGTTAATTCTTTAAGCCCCCTGTTTTTTAGCCACATGTTGAGGTATTTCAATGCTACCAAATTAGCCTCCTTTTGTCTAGCTTCTGATAGAGCAGAAAATCCTCCACGAAATGTAGCTGGGAGTCCTATAGCTGCACAAGCGGCTGCTTGACCTATCCAAGCTATTCTGTTCACAGAAGAATTAGTCAGGTTATGCTCGCAAGAATTAGGCCACTCTGCGAACACCTTTTGTATGCCGGCGGCGAACTGATTAGAATCCGACAAAAACGCACCGTACTCCGCCTCGCACTCTTCCTTGCTCCTACCTTTAATGCCTGGAGCAAAAAAACCAGCCGGAACTGCTTCCCACTTGTCAAAGGTATGAAATATCCTGTTTTTATCGCCAGTATTTTGAGTTATGGCCGTGTAGTCCGCAGCAAAATCAAGTTCTGAGTCGTTAGACGCCGTGTCACTTTCCCAGGCTAGACTAAATTCAACGTCGCTAAATAAACCAGCCAGACCGTTGATTTGGCATAAGCGAAGAACTTCATCCTCCTCCATACCTAGCTCTTTACAGATTCGGCTAGTTTTCCAATTTCTAGCCTTTAGCTCTAGAATAATTTCTGACATAGCATCCACGCTATGCGTACCCCTAGCTCTATTATGCCGGATAGTGGACGCCATACGATTGCTTTTGTCTAGCTGTCGGTCTCTAACCGTTGTCACCGGTACGTAACCTTTGAGGGTGGCTGCTACCTTCTCAGACTCTCGCGCTATTTTACTTCGGTGAAAACCGTCTACAATCTCTCTGTGATCGCCGTTATTCCAAGTTACGATAGGCTGTGTATATCCATCCTCGGAAATAGAAGTCTCTAAAAGCTTAAGTTCTGTAGGAGCTACTGAATTGGGGTTGTAATCGTTCCTTTTTACACTTTCTAATGGCTCCCACAATACTAGGTCGATTGGATGGTCTTTCATTGGCGAATGAAGATGCAATGCTTTTCTAATCTCGTTAATCGCGCTCACTTTCTGCTCGAATGATAAAGTTTCCAGTTCCGTAAATAGCTGGGAGCATTTCGTGACAAGACTCATTTTGTAATTTCTCCTTTAATTCAAGTTCTAATTTATCGAAGGCTTTGTCAATAGCGTTATAGTTCTGTTCCATTCCTAAATAGTACCAGAGTTAAAAAATAAAACAACAACAATAAAAAAAGCCGGAGCTTTTGGCTCCGGCCTTAAACACTTAAGTTTTAATTAACTAACGCTTAGCTTGACAACTGCACAACGCAGTTCCAACCGGGAGCGGAACAGATCAGGTTACCGTAGTAACCAATTCGGATTTCCAATGCATCCGCATTACCGACACGCAGTCCCTCCAAACCTTCCATTCCGTAGGTCAAAATATGCGGAACTTTGCCCAAAGAGCGAAGTTTCCACGTATTCATCGTAAGGAGGTAGCAGGTCTGAGCGGGGCAAGAACGGTCAGCAAGCACGGTGACTCGTCCGTAAGCGGATTGAAAGGTAATCCCTTCAAATGCCACTTCGACTTCATCATGCTTGACTTGAACGTACTGGACCTTAGCGCCCAAGGCGTTAACCAAAGCTGCGTAGCTTTGGAAGTCCACCACCGCGAGGTCGGGCTTGCCGCCTTCTCGGTTCAAGAATGCCAAGGCGTTGGTCATACCTTCTTCAATCGTGTAGGCTTGCGCATTGTAGCGAAGTCCTGCAAGACGAGTCGGGTCAGCTGAACGATTGACACCCCAGAAGGAGTCGGTAGGAGCCGGGCTAGCGGGTGGAATCCAAGCTGCAAGTCCTGACAGCGCGATATACGAGCTGATAGAGCTAGAGCCGGTTACAACGTCGCCTTGCACAGCCATTCCGTTACCGACCGCTGACCAAGAAGCGTCAACAGCGGAGGCCAGGATGGTGATAACACCGGTAGCTCTGTTGACAGCGGTGACAAGTCCCGTGGTAGCAGAGATAGCCGAGATAGTCCCAGCGGTGTTAACGAAGTTCACAAGGGTCATTCCAACTTCAAAGTTAACGATAGCTTGAATGTTGCTCAATGTGATATTGTACGTAGGAGCTGCCGTTGCGACTGTAGCTCCAATGAGTCCGCGCGTTCCGGTACCATCTCCGAACAACTCGAATGCGATGTTGTTGGTGATGTTTCGGAAACCGCCGTCCATCTGGAGTTTAGCAGCGTCAACGAATGCGCCTGCGTTAGTCTTCGTTTGCTCCATGAGCAAGTTAGTGATCGTTACCAATTGGTAGTCTTCAATAACGTAGACGAAGAATGAAGCAAGCGACGTTGCAGTTTGGTTACCTTGAGCGTTAGCAAAGGTATGCGAACGTCCTTGGGGCGTACCATACTCAAGCGGCACCGGGATATATTTACCAGCGAAGCCGTCTGGGCTTTCGTTCTTAGGGACTAGGGCAAGGAAAGGGTTTTCCTTGTAGACTAGATCCTTCATGTATTCTTTATCGTCGGTGTACAGTTCTTTTAATGACGCGATTTGATTCGCGCTGTTTGCGTAAGTTGCGGCCATGTGGTGCAACCTTTCTTATGAGCCTTAAGGAATGACGTAACTGAATGCGCCCTGTCCCGTAGCCCGGTAAACTTAGCTTCTGCATTCAAAGACCATCTCTGGATGCCAGTACTAAGTTAATTATTTAGACAGCTTGTTCTCGAACGCTAATATGGCTCGCTCTCTAGTAGATAGGGGCCTCGATGCACCCATTGAGTTGGTTAGCGTTTTTCCGGGCTGTTGCTGCTGCCCTGCGGTCTTATTATTCACCGGTTGCTGCGGGGCCGCTTTAGACTGCGGCGCGAACTTCTGTTGAAGTTTTTTGATCTTTTGCGCATACTTACTTAGCTGCGAGACCAACTCATCCTCAACTTCTTTTGCGGCTTCTTCTACGCTGAGCAAGATGCCGTCTTCTTTAAAAGTTTTTTCAATAAGGTCCACTACGTCTTTTACCGAGTTAGTCTCGCGGATTGCCTCAAAGTTTGGGTCAGTCCTGACTAACTGCTCGGTGTCTCTTGTAATCTGTTTTACCGCCTCGATGTATTGGCTCGTTTGGGCGTCTTGTACCGCCTTCTTAGCCTCGAGCGTTGCTGCCTTCTGCTCTGCAATCTGAGCCTTAAGGTCAGCGAGCTGAGCCTTTAACACCGGGTCTTGGTGTGCGGTGCTTTGGTTCAGCATCATCTGAGTGATTTGGTCGTAGGATAGACCGTTTTCGAGGAGTACGTTAATCGTATCCTCGGTTAATCTCTCTTTAGGGATGTATTTGGATTGGTACTCGGCGTCCTTAGCGGCGTATTCCGCTTTGGTCTTCTCAAGCGCCTCGCGCTCTGCCTTAAGGGCTTGTTGCTCTGCTGCAACTTTAGCTCTAAAAGCTTTTTCCTTCCGCGCAAGAACTGCGTACTGGGAGGAAATAGGAGACTCTTCTTGCTTAGGCTCCTCTGTAGCTGCTTTAGGGGCTTCAGTCTCGCTAACTTGTCCCTCGGAGCTAGACGCTTTCACCGCGCCAATCTCCTCCGGTGAGATGTTGTTCTGGTCCGGCACCGCTGGTTGGTTGTTCTGAGTTAGTTTGGCGATTGCTCTAGCTCTAGCGTCTTGAGCGGGGGTTGGGCCTGCTGGAGTTTGGCCCGTGGGTGTGCCTTGTGGTACGACTTTCATATTATTCCCTTACTGTGGTTATGTTATTTACTTTATGCAGGCATCCGGCCTGCGCGGTATGATGCCTTATAAGGCATCAAAATTTGAAGTTATGATGTTCTATAAGGTATTAAAACTTGAAGTAATTACGCTGAGATTCTGAATAAGTAAGTTGCGACTCTGTGGAGGGAGTCTGCTAGATTCCACAGCATTATATTTCTTAACTCTGTAAGATAACGCGCGCCCCACAAACAGCGCCTTCGGGTAGTGGATAAATGCCACCGGGAAATTGCACTCTTAGGATTCATAGTTTTAGCGCGTCTAACACCCCGCTTGAACCTAATCATCTGGTCCTTGGTGAAGTTAGTTCCAGCAGGTATTTCCCCCATAGCTATGGCGATAGCTACTGGCCTATGATATTTGATATAGGATTGATCTGATTCGAGGTCGTGGGTGAGGTGAGAGTCGAAATGGGCTAGTGGCATATATGTTCCTTACTGTGGTTATGTTATTTACTTTATGCAGGCATCCGGCCCGCGCGGTGTGCCCAAGGGGTACAAAACTTATTGCTGCGCTCCAGGCGCGTTAGGTATGAGGGGGCTAGTAGGTGCGGGTTCGGGGTTGGCTTGAGGTTGGGGCTGCCCTGGAGCGCCTACTGGAGCGGCTGGCATAGGAGGGGGCATTGCCGCTTGCTTAATAGCCTGTACCTGTGAATAGAACGTCCTAAGCATCTCTGCTTTTTCTTCTTCTAGCTTGGCGCTTACGTATAGGTTGTAGTACTGCACCACGGTGTCGTTCGCTAGTTGCAGGTCCATGAATGGGTCTGGACCTTGGTAAATGCCGTCTTCTACGATGTCGTCTAAGTACTGGTAGATTCTTTCCTCGGAGCTGTTCGCTAGTTTTTCTACTTGCTCTAGGTCTGGGTAGTCTAATAGGCGTCGTCCTTCCTTAATTGAAATCATACCGGCCTGGATCATCTCGGTGATCTTCTGCATGCGTCCTGCTGGGTCGCGCGGTAAACTCGACATATTGAAGCATTGAATAACGTAGGGGTTGTCAAGCAGGGCAATCTTAGGGAGGTCAATCTCTTTAACGCCGTTCTTATTAGGGTACACCGTGGAATATTTTCCCTCACGCTCTGCAATATCCTTAGCTAGATCAAACACTTGATATGCTAAGTCTACGAAGAAGTTATCATAACGCTTAGATAACGTTGCGAAGCGATCGGACGCTATATCATCATAGACTCGCTGCGCCTCGCCAGAATTAAGTCCGGCTGGCTTATTGGCCGATGCTTGCATTGAGCTGACACCGCATTGCTGAAATGCGTAGTCAATCATGCGTTGGAGCTGTTCGTACAGCTCAGGCGCGTTGCATGGTGCAACCTCATACGTAGGCTTAGTGCCTCGGTATTCAATAATAACGCCCACCTCATTGTTATTATGAGCCTTAACTACCTTGCTGCCCATTTCCTGGAATACTCGCGGTACGCCTACAAGCTTGATAGCGCGGGAAATCGTATACAGAAGGCTGTTAATCTCGAGCTGGGTGCCCATGAGTTGCTCTGCTAAACCTTGGCTCCAGAAGCCCAACATGCGCGGTGAATAGTGCATGAATACAAACGGGAATTTATCTTTTTCCCACTTCTCGTCAAATAGTACGCCGGAGGAGCAGGCGATAGTATGCCTACCGTCTTTAGCCCCCGGACCTGAAGGCAAGTGCCAGCCTTCAACGACCATTACTAGATCTGAAATGGTCTTAGAACTGTCCGCCGAACTGTCAGGATAAGACTTAGCTGCGATTTCAATTTTAGCCTTGTCTCCTGCGCCGGTGAACATCTCCTTGAGCACTGAGCGGTCAACTAGCTTAAGCTGGTATAGCTGCCTAGGTTCACCGTAAATGCCCTCGTTCTGGTCAATCAATAGCTCGGTGAGTAAAACGCGCTCTAGGCTCACCTTGTGGTCTTGGGACTCGAATATCTTTAGACATCCGGTGCCCTCTACTAAAGCGTCCTTCAATACGATAGCTGCCTTCTCGTAGGTCTTAGTCTGGTAGAATTCTCCGAGAATGAAATTGTTAAGCTTCTTAGCTAAGTTACGTTCTTTGTAGTCGCCGTTGTCCGTCAGAAATACCGGGGCTGGGCGAGACTGCGTAATGCGTGATACTAGAGTATCTGTTGCGCTTTGAATTACGTTAAAGGTTGGTCGATCCTGCGGTAAACCTGTAGTTTGGTCTAACTTATTGATACTACTACCAATGAAGTTATATAGCGACATGTTACCGTAGAGTCTAGCGTAGATAGCTGCTGACCTATATCGGTATTGCTGGGACTCTTTCAAGAACGCAGCGTTGCCGAGTAGCTGGCCGCATACATCCTCGTCGGTCTTAGCCTTCCACCATTGCGCGCAGGTTGATGCTTCGTGCTTTGCCTTAGTCTGGAAAGTTATGGAGCTATTTGGAGTTGTGCTAGAGACTTTCATTATTCTTCCCCTCCGACAACTTCAGGCTGCCCCCCTACGGACCAATAGAGTAAGGCGTCACCTTCTAGGCTATCGCTCTGAAATGCCTCATTACCGCCTACGTTGCCCTTGGTTGCGTTAGTACTACGGCTACGTGGGGTAGGCTCATCACCTAGGGTAAACTCAAAGTCAGGTCCTTTGTACGTTGTAATGCCCAGCTTTCTACAAGCCTTGGCTAGCTTAGTCAGTTCTTTAGGAGTCATGTTTATTACCTTTTACCCTGTTCTCGCTCTTAGGTAGGTGCTGTAGGTTCCAAGGCACGTTAAGACCGCTAATATTCTTACCGTTTAGAGGTGTGATGTGGTCTACCTCGTAACCAACAGGGCACGTTCTATAGACGTTGAGAATTTCTTCTTTTTGCTGTTTTGTTAACCATTTAGGTGTAGCCAGAACGCTTCTTGCTCTGCGCCTGTTATCCCTAGCTCTAAGTCTTGGCCTATTCTCTTTCGCCCACTTTTTCCGAATTTGCTTGCAAGCTTCGGTATTACTTAAGTAATACTCTTTACATTGAGCCTTTATCTTGTCTTTGTTGGCTTGGTATCTATTTTTACTTCTGCATTGTTTGCAGGATTTGCATAAACCCTCAAAACCGTCAGAGTTAGTATCGTGAGCATAGAAACACTCAAGCGATTTTGAAATGTTACATTCATAGCAAACTTTCATTAGGCACTTCTCTTTGCCTTCATGCGCTTCCTGATTTGTTCCACTAAATCGTTATCATGGATGTTTTCAGCAGATGATTCTCTCTCGTCTGCGTGTTCATTAGAGTCTTCAGGTTGGGCATCTAACTGACTTAGGTCATATTGCTCCTTCTTCACAGCGTCCCAGCTTAGGTCATCCTCATTATTTGGCTGTTCTTCGGAGTTGGCTTCTAGGTCCACCTCACCGCCGTCGGCCATCTTTTTACGCTTTTTCTTAGCGATGATGGCGTCCGCTAGGGAATCGTGCTGCTCGTCGTCTGCCTCGTCCATTGGGAGAGTCATCTTAGATTGCTTAAGTTTTACGTTACCGCCCTTAGCAAACGCAGCTCGCTCCTCGGCATGTCTTCTAAGCATGTCGGCCTCGGTCTCACCGGTATGAGGGTCGGACTCGTCTGGAGAACCTGAGCTAGCTTTTTCATTCTGCTCGTCGTAACCAGCTTTAGGCTCCTCTGAGTGGTCGCCGTCTGGGTGCGCGCTGTTCAATAGGTCTAACTCGTCGTCGCGCTCCATACCTTCAACGTCGCCGCCCTTGGCATAAGGCTTGCGTCCATTGCTGTGCTCTCGCGTCATGTCTGGGACCTTAGGTCCCTGCCTATCCGCACCTTCTTCATCGTCATCGCGTTGGGGCTGGTCTTTAGGGGATGAAGGGGCGTCACTCATCTCTAGGTCTTTTTCATCGTCAAACATTTTGCGGGCGCGTACTGAGAAGTTATCCCCCCCAATGATTTTAGGTTCGCTGAGCGGTGTAATTGAAAGTTTACCGGCTTGGCGGACTGTAGGTTGGTCTGTCCATTGGTCGTCTACTGGCTTTTTGTTACCGTTGTTGCGGCGATCCATTTCAGCATCGTCGTACTCGTTGTCAGGCATGGGGCGTTTTTCGTTGCTAGCGGAGATTTCGCCGCCCTCTGCGTAGCAACCCATATTGCAGTGCATTTTACCGCCGTGGTCGCAGATAATGTCGTCGGTGTCGGGGCGTGAAAGTTCGCCGCCGGATGCCATTTTCTTAGGTGATTTGCGCTTTACGCTGTATGCGATTGCAAGTGCTTGTTTTTGTGGCTTTCCTGCGTCCATTTCCGTTGCGACGTTTTTAGAAAAAGACTTAGCGGACTTACCTTTGATTAATGGCATTTATTCATTTTCCTGTTCAGGTTCGTTAGTATTTTCGCCCTCCTCATGGGGCTCGGCGTCTAGTATTTGAAATGCAGAACGTAGGGCTGAAGCAGCTCGGCCCTCATCGTGAGCATGTACCGCGTCGATAAGGTCTCGAGCGCATGCTTTGATGGACTCGTCGGGGTCAGACTCTCTGTCCGACGACTCGTCATGCGGTCTAGTCTTTACAAGCACCGCTGCGTCCTGCTTCATCTTGTTTTTTAGGAATGGAAGTGCCATCAGATTAGGGCTCCTAGCGGTGCTATTTAGTCCCTAAATTGATGTATTTGGGCAAAATTTGGTCTTAAATCATTAAAAATAACAGTTTTTAGTCGTATTCTTCGCCTATGCGTCTTAGGTGCTCTGCTTCCTTCTCGAAATGAGATTGCGCCGCATCCCACATTGCCGACTGCTGAGCCTCTGCCCATTCTTTAGATCCAGGTCTAAGCGTAGGTTTTGGGGCCTCCCAAGCGAATGCAGGAGATTCCTTAAAAGCGTAAAGAACGGCATCTATGATATCGCTGTGAGGCTTCTTCTTGACTACGATCCTGTCGGGGGTACTCTTATCCCAGTCAATCTGTACTATGTAAGAGTCTTGGGCAAAGCGTGATTTTTCTTTAGCTTTGAATTTACCGGTGCGCAGGTTGTCGTTGAGTATTTCCACGTTCTCTTGCTTACGCATTTTGTCCGCCGCTGTCACCGGTATACCGTGCCGCCGTCTAATCTCCTCGCCTATCTTTTTACCTAATGCTCCTTCATCCATTACTATCTTGGATATGTCGAATTCTTTGCTAAGTACTTGAATCTGTTCTACTAGCTCGGTGATACCTTGCTTCTTAGCTATCACTTCACGCACCAAGTAAGTCTCCTTGCTGACTTCAGACCAAGCTAACACCGCTATGGCGTCTGCGTCATTGTATCCTATATCTACACCCATGATATAATTGTACTTATGTGGAGCGGGGAGCGGCGGTAGTACTGAGTAGTTATTTTTAGCTTCGTTGTACCTGACCCACAGCGACTCCACGTCAAGTACCCACTCGCCGCGCCACTCACGTCTAAGAGTTGGGTTACTGTCATCCCACTCGCGCTTGGTCTTTAAATCCTCTATGAACGCTGCGGGGTTTGGCATAAAAGGATTATTTAATATAGACCATTTATGTAAAGAATAGCCGTATTTACCTAACTGAGTGATATCGAAAAACATACCGGCGGGCACGCACCCTGGTGTACCGGTTAGAGCTAGCCACCCATCGGTGTAATCGGCGATACTTGGCGTTAGGATATCGTCAACTAAGGTCTGGATATGTACGCCGAACTCTTGGCACTCATCTACTGCGACACCGGCGAACTTACGCCCTCTTAAACGCCTGATAAAGTTACTCAAGTCAGCACCCATGAGTCTCAGCTTATGCCCGTTGGGATGGGCTACGGTTAAACTTGACTCAACAAAACTTAAGTTAAGTTTATATTTTACGTCCATGTCTTGTAGGACACCCCACATAATTTGTTTAGCTGATTCCTGAGTTAAGCTTAGGTAAAGGCTTTGCCCTCGTGGATACTTCTCCATAGTACGTAGGAACTTAAGAGCCAGAGCTGATGATTTACCGGCTCGCCTGGTGCAACATGCGGCTAGGTAGCGCGAGGTATCGTATATGAAGGCGTTCTGCTCTGGGAATGCTTCCCCTAGAGCTACAAGGCTTGCAGATTCAGCCTTCTTTTTACGCTTGGCAATCTCCCGCTTTATCGCACCACTACTTAGCATTTATCCTCTGTAGCAACTCATCTTTAACTCTCTTCTCTGCTATTAACTCGCTTAAACCAAAATAAGCGGAGATAAGAGCTTCTTCTGCTGTCAAACTCAGACAATTCCACATAAAGCCCCCAGCTTCTATTTTAGATATTATCCCGTCTCCGGTTCCCGATATTTTAACATCTGGTAGCAAAAATAATCTGTACAGGAACTCTCTATTAGTTAGCATCCATAGCCTCAAGATCTTCTGCGGTGAGCTGTTCAAGTAGCTCCAGCTCGCGCTGTTTTAGCTCCATCGTGACTTTAATGCACGTTGCGAGCTGATTAGGTGTCTCCTTGGTAATGACACCGGCTGTGATATCCCTGACCAAGCTGCGAGTTAACCTTGACAATCCTGCGAGCTGTAATTGCAGAATAGCATCAAGGCTATCGTCCGCCGAAGTAGGGGCTACCGGTATGGGAGGAGTCGCGGTAAGTTTGTCTACTTCGGCGGATTTAGCGGCGTCGTAAGGAGGTAACCGACGCTTACTTGTCATACTTTGATTTTAGGATAGGTGAGTCTTCAAGCAGAACTCCTTTGACTGTAGCAGCTCCGATGAAATAACGCTTTGTAACTGGAGTAGACTTGGAGTCAAGGCCGGTCCAGGAAAGCATGAGCCCCCCTCCGTCTTGCAACTCCATTTCAAAGTCTTTAAGCGTTTTACCATCCGAGGGTAGGGTATCCTTCATGTTGCCGACTACAGGAATAAAAAACCCATCGTGCAGCTTTGCGTAGATTACCTTCTTACCCATTTGACACCGCCGGGGCGTCTGCTGGCGCAGCTTCTACCGCAGGAGTTGCCTCTGGAGCTGGCGCGGCCTTAGCTTGTACCGCCGCAGCCTCCAAGTTCAAGTCCCGCAACGTTCCATTCAACAGCTCTAAGTCCTTTTGCAGCGTGTTGATTTGGTACTGAAGGTGACCAGCTTTGGTGCATAGTCCTGAATACTCCTGACTAATCTCCGGTACTGTTCTCTCTTTTTTCTCGCTCATTCTCTATTCTCCTTTGGTTAATTCAGCTAATGCTGAATGGATTGAAAACCCAGTTGCGCCTGCGCGAAATGCTTCGGCCTACTGAGGTTAAATGTGATACCAGGGTGATGCCCTCTGGTATTAAACTTTTTCCGATGCCTATGCATCTCCAAGACTTCTTTACAAATAGCCAGTCTAGCCTGTTTCCTGAGTGCACCGAGTAGCCCAGGATAACTTCGGGGTCATCCTTTAGGCACGCCACGTTGACTGTGACTCTTGGGTCGGCTAGGATTGCTAGGATAACTTTTTGGTACACCGCGAAATAGACGTTGGAGTCAATCGCCTGAAACCAATCGTTGCCGTAGCGTAGCCCTTTAAGCCACGTAGCTAGGATGAAGTTCCTATCCTCTTCGTGCATTAGTCGCGTTGTAACTAAATCATTTTTTTGCATTTGTCATCTCCGACACCAGCTTCTGTAATAGCTCATGTATTTTTCTGCGGTAAGCTTTAAATCCTTTGCGCTTAGCGGCAAGAACTATGTTTCTAATGCTGACACCCTCGGAGTGCATTTCCCACACTAGGCGCTCTAGCTTGGTCTTAAAAGCGTAGTCGTTCAGGAATTGCCCAGCTAGTCGGTAGTAGTCTTCTTTAGCTTTGTACGTTGTCTGAGTGTACTTTGTTACGATGTTGTTTAATGCTTTGTCGGTATCCATTCTGCCGCTTTTATTCTCAATGTCTCTGAAGCCAGAGCGTGCAGCTTTGGCGTACCAGATAGACTCTAGTTTTTTGAATTCTTTATTGCTGAGCGGCACTGACTTCTTGAGCCTTCTGCTTGGTCTTGATGTCCTGGAATACTTGAGAGGCTACTTGCTTAGCTGCACCGGCTTTAATCATGAGCGCAAAGTAGTGCTTGGATACATAGGCTGCTTGCGGTCCGCTATGCATAATCATAGTCGCCAGAGCAAAGCGTACTGAGTCGTTATTGGGAAACCCATATAGGCTTATGATAGAGTCCGACCATGTTTGGAACTCAGATATGCCTTGAGGTACTGGAGAGGGGAAATAAGCCCTGATTTTAGCCGGTATATTTTTTAGTTTGTTAAGTAAATTCTTCATTTATTTAGAGTGTCACTAAAGACACAATAAATCAACAACTATTTTTAATAATGTGAACTATTTAGGTAAAGTATTTAACCTAACCATCTGATTTATCAGGTATTATGTTTCTAGGCCCTCGGTGATTAATTTCATCTGCCGCCTTATTATACGCTAGTGCTGCCTCTTCTTCAGTTAAGAACCTACCTAGATATACCGGTTTAAGTGAAATATTGATGTAGGCTTGCCATTTTTTGACACGGTTTCCATCCTTACAGAAAGTAACCCCTACATAGTTGGAAACACACCCTCCAAACTTACGCCTATTCTGCCCCTGCCCGGTACGATCTTCCATTCTTAAATTAATCTTTCTGTTATCCAAGCCGTCTCCATTAATATGGTCCGCAGTATATCCCGGAGTACGCGGCATTATCAATTGGTGCGCATACACGGTAGTCCTCTTGCCTTCTAGAGTTCTAACTGTTGTAGCCAAATAAAACCGAGTTCTTGTTTTAGTTACCTTAGCCGATAAACGCCACGTAAAATCTTTGACTTTGTACCAATCCTCGTTGTCAAACAAACCAGTTTTAATACCGTATTTTTTACTCTTTACTGTCATCTCCATTTTAAACCCCCCATAAATTACGTTTTATTTTAGCTCGGCCAAAGTACGTCCTTTTTTTGGATCGGCTTTAAGCTTGACCCCAGGTAATTCCACGGTGTTCTCCATAGCGTCTTTTAGAATTTCGACCATAGTGTCTCCCAGGTATTCAGGCCCCTCTAGTATTAATTCATCGTGGACTTGCATAACAATCTTAACTTTACTCCAGTCTGGGTTAGAATGCAACTCTAGTTCTCGACACTTCTTCCATACAGCTATGGCGGCTCTATTCATTATGGACGCGCCGGTACTTTGCACCCTATGGTTCATTGATAGATTTAAGATGTTGCGAGCCGTATAAGGCAGTTCAGCATGAGAGATATTGCCGTATATCTTAGGTATTTCCATAGCCTCCGGCATCCTGCGAGGTCTACCAAATAGGTTGTATACCGCCCCCTTTCGCTTGGCTTGTTCATGACTCTCAAGCATCATCAACTCCACCTTAGGGTATGCACCAAAGTACCTATCGATTAGTTGCTGGGACTCTTCTATAGAAATACCCATTGCGCCGGCTTGCTGTGCTGCCGTTCTGCCGTATGGTGTGGCGAGTGCAATGACCTTTGCCCTATCACGCAGAGCCGGGTATAGCTTTGCAAATGAGTTAGCGTCGTCTTTGATCAAGCTACATTCGGTTTTATCAAATATAGGCGCCCCCACTACGCTGTAGAAGTCTTCTCCTTTTTCAAAGCATTGCATCAATGTCTCATCTTGAGAAATGCTTGCAAAAACTCTAGGCTCTAGCTGCGCGTAGTCGGCCCCCACAAACACCATGCCTTCTCTCGCCACCACGCAATCTTTAATGCGCTTATCATCGCGCGGTAAATTTTGAAAGTTGGGGCTTTTACTGGAGTACCGGCCAGATGTGGTGCCGTGCTGTAAAAAGCTTGGTCTAATGACGTTGTAACTCATTCTCGACTGAATGCCCTCTACGTACGTATTGAGCAGCTTTAGATTTTTGGCATATTCAAGATATCGTGCTACCCATTTGTATTTACCCGCAAGCTTTGCCAGTGACTCTTTACCGCAGGCTAAATAGGACCAAGGCTCTCCAACCTTTTTAGGGCGACCTAACTTCCTAGTCTTTTTGTTATACTCAGCCTCAGACCACACTCGCCCTTTGTTCTCTGTCACCGAGTGAATGAAGTCTCGTTTAGCGGCAGCTGAGTACGGTAACTTAAGTCCTAGAGCCTTGCAGACTTCTTTACCGGTGTCTGTGAGCCTGTTGAATTCGTTACCTAGCTTACCGTATAATAGCCACGCCCTCTGCTGTCCTGCGCCAATGTTGAACGTATTAGACGGTTTTGTACCGGGGTACCTGTCCTTCACGTGCGCGTCAATTTCCCGGTGTATGAATGCCTTAGCCTCTAAGCATTCCGCTTCAAGAGTTAGCTTTAGCTTCTGCAACTTCACCGGATCAACTCTAAGCCCTGCGGTGTTCATATCGTATGTAGGTCCTCGGAGAAGGGGCATTGACTCGTCTATGTAAAAAAAATTGTATAGGCTTTCATTTTGTAAAAGAGCATCAGCGTCCACTAGAAATACTTTGTAGGTTAAAATAGCGTCCTTGGCTCCATAGTAGGCTATTAGATCGGCATCAGCTTTGTACAGCTCGTACTGGGTCTTATTGAGCACGCCGCCGTTCTTGGTAACGCTTTCCTTCATTAGCGCCTGTTCTTTACGCGCGTCCTCTCCGAATAGCTCAACGCCTCGCTCCTTTAGCGCGTTGCTTCTGTTCTCGTTTAGCAAATGCCCGCTAATCATGGTGTCGTGAAATATGCTAGGCATCAGTTCCACACCGAAATTATTTTGCACCATTGAGCAGTCAAAAGGTGAATTTTGAGCTATGAGTATCTTGGTGGACAATAACTCCATGAATTCTTTAGCCCTAGATAAAGTATCCAACTCTACTAACTCTTGCTTTGCTACGTCCCAATACCGAAGTATTACGTAGTATGCAAGGTCTTCTTCACAGCACACACTAAAACCTATGATATGAGACTCTTTACTCAACCCATTTGTCTCCGTGTCCCATGCTATATAGTTCTTGTCTGAAATGTATTGAAATAGCGCCTCAAACTCATCCAGTGTTTTTACTATTATTAACTTCTCGTTCATCTTTTATACTCCTTTGGACACTCTGATACGGTACGATATCCGTCTTGCGGTCCCGCTTCCTGGCGTTAGTCGCTTTGTTATTGAAAAAGTCAAAGGACTTCTCCTCGTCCTGCGTCAAGTCCCTAAAATGTTCTGTCTCTGGGTCAAAAAACAATCTGTAGTTAACGTCCTCCTGTATCTTATCACGAGTTTGCTTTTTGTGCCTAATTTTGCAAAACTTAAAGCTTGTCACCGTGGGGCACTTATCCTCGGAGTGACACCGCTTGAGGGGTTGCCAGATTGTTATAAGATAGTCGCAGTAGGACTCAAAGTACACAGTCCCGTAAGCTGCGTCCTTATTTAGCTCTAAATCACCCGCGCCAGCTTTTTCCCTCGGGGCTTGGGATTGCATGACAAGCATGGTGTTAGTTGATATAGCAAAAGCTTTCATGCTGTGGCATATGTCCATTAAGTCCTGGTTCTCTCCATCGGAGCCCTTTTTCTTAAGCGCCCCAATGTGGTCTATAACGATGCAGCCTATCTTTTTCCCGGTGACCCTTTGGAACTTCAACACGTACTCTTTAATCTCGTCAAACGATAGGTGTCTGAAGGTGCCGTCTTCGGCGTAGTTGTCTACGATATGCACCTTGTCATGGAGTCTAGTGTCTGCGCCGCACATAGTGCCCCATCGGTCGGCTATCTCTCTTGCCGGCTGCTCTAGGGGTATAAAGAAATGCACATACTCGGGGTTGCGCTCCACAAACCATCTAAACATGTTTAAGGCCATAGCGGTTTTACCTACACCGGAGCCAGCTACCAGCCCTATAACCTGACCTAGCCTAAAACCATGCTCTGTGGAGTCAATCCAGGGGTTACATGGAAATCTTGTGCCTTTAAGCGTCTCGGTACCGGCTTGAAGAAGTTCTTTCACGCTTTTAGATAACTCCAGCTTCTCTTTGTCGCTTTCAATCTCAAAGGTCCATATTTTTTCTATAATGCCCTCGGCGTATCCCACACGGTGTACAGGCGCCCGAGACAATGCTTTAGCGCAATTCACCAGGACTGAAGCCGCCTCCTGCTTAGTAAATCCCGAGGCAAACATAATATGCCCCAGCCGGAAGTCTGAGTTGCTTCGGTCGTCGGTGTTACACTGCCATATTTCCTTCACTTCTGGGTTAGATTCTAAAAGCTTCGCAAACTTCAGAGGAAGCTTATCAGTGACTTTAGATGCCTCTTCCCTATGGTAGGTCTTATTGTAGTGAGTACTCTGCGTTGATACCACTGCTT